CAAACGTCATCAGGAACGCCGCAAATACGATGCTGGCAGACGCTGGAGAGACGATTGTCGGAGGCGGTGCGGCTTCCCTTTCCCCTATCCGTTCTACCCTGTTCTCACTGGGTGTTAAGCCATTGACCGAGTACGCCAGCGCACTTGGTCAGGAAATCGTCGATAGGGCTCAGGGCGTCGTGGCAATCCGTCCAGAGCACATGGGCAGGTCCATGCTCGAAAGGCTTTCGCTGAAGAACGGCTCTAGGATTCCGCTTAGCGAAGAGGCTAGGATGGTGGCTAAGTTCACCAACGTGGTGATTGGATGGCCCGCATCGATGGCTATTCCTGTCTTGAAGCGGTCCGTAGGAGACGCCGCATACATGGGCGTCCTTGGCTACCTGAACGCCAGAGGCGAAGGTGCGGCTGGTGCAATGGGCGTTGGTTTCGCTTGGGGTGGCATTAGTGGAGCCCTGAGGCACATGCATAACGTGTACAATGGAGACTCTGTACACAGCGCAATCATCGACAACTGGGAAAGCCAAGTAAACGAAATCGAAAAGAATTCTCCTAGGCATGGTGCCAATTTAAGGGCTATCGTCGAGTTCACGGACAAACTTAACGACCAGAGGGTCTCTGCAACTGTCAGGGCTAACTGGATGCAGTTGTGGTCTGTTGACAAGGAAAAGGAACTTCGGTTCGTATCCGCTCAAGAACTTAGGCAGGAATTTCCCGCTTTTGGTGGAACTACGCCTGTTGAGGTCTTAAACAACTCTAAGGGTACATTCGATTTTGCCAGAGATAAGGACGGAGTAACCAAGCAAATCATTTGGATTAACAAGGACATGGCTGTTCCAGAAGCCATGCTTCATGAGTCTGCACACGGCATGCTCCACCACTTGGAAAAGACCGATTCCATGGACTTCTATTCGTTCATGGAACAGTTCTATGGATTTAATGAATCTGGGGAAGGCATACTCAAGGACGAAGCCATTGCCGCATTGGTTGCTGAACAAAGGTTGAGGGCTGAAGGAATGCCCGCTGACGCTCCGACAAAGGTGAAAGAACTTTTGATTACGGACAGGGCAAATAAGATTCTCACTCAAATTAAGTCCATCAGGCAGCAAAGGGCTTCTGGAAGCATTAAGATTCACGAAATTAACCCACAGCAGAACATTGGTTATGCCGACATTTGGCATGGAATTCACGAAACCTTTGCTTACAACATCTCGAATCAGCAACTGCTGAGGGCTCCAGATTTCTTCATTAGGAATCCAGAAGACGCAAGAAACCTTAGCCATCATCTGGAGAACTTCCATACGATGATTAACCAGAGGCTCGTTTCTAAGGCTGAGATGTCTGGTTTGATTTTGAGGAACGTCGGAAAGGATGGAGCACCAGTATTTGAGACGATGATGTGGGAAGACGGCACGTATAGGAGCCTTCCCGCATTGGACAAGTGGAGCGAGACTGTGATGAGGCGATGCCTCAGGAATGGAGACGTAGACGTCTATACCATGTCTCCAGAGCGCACGGATGCCTTCCTTAAGTCCACCAACAAGGTTCGCTTTGGTACGGCTGCAAAGGGAGGAAAGGTGATGAAGGACAGGAAGGAAATCGACGCCCTCATCACGGAGAATGCAGAAAAGATGGTCAAAATCTGGCAGGGCATGGACCCTTCCAAGCGACCAAAGTTCGAAACGGACAGGGGAGGCAACCTAAAGGTCGACCTAACGAACGTTCCGAAGGACGCTTGGGATTCGTTGGTCGGAAACATCAACATGACCAAGTCGGAAATCGACGAACTTCGTGGCATCTGCGAAACCATCCGAGACATCCGTTCTGGCAAGCCAGTCTTCAACGTCTTCATGGGTCAGTACCTAGGAAGGACCCATCAAGTACAGAGGGGCAGTCTGGTCCAAAGGCTCACTGGCAAGGACGTTCCTGTTACCTACAGGCATTTCTCGCCGTTTGCCGCAGAACTCAGGTTCGACAAGTTCGACGAAAATGGGAAGCAACTTAGGGAGCCAAAGGGTCACGTTACCCTGCATGCCGTCGACGTAGCCGTCCTTAACAGGCGTCGCACTAGGATGTACCAGAGGGCTGACGTGAGGGCTATCTTCAGGGACTTCGGTCACTTCACTAGGACCTTCACGGACTACATGCACAACATGTCGAAGCCCACTGGAATCAGGGTCGAGACCGCCAAGTTGTTCGAAAAGGAGTTTGGCTCCGATGCGGCTAAGGTCAGGGACATCATGTACGAAACCTTCGGTGGTCGCAAGAGAGTCGACGAAGGCTTCATCAACATCCCTGCGGACGGATACAAGGGCAATGCGGATGGTCCAAACTATCCGTTCCACTCCCTCAGGTTCGAACTGTTGGCTAACCTTGAGAAGCAGACCAGCGTCTTCCAAGAGACCTTTGGCAACAACCTAGGCAACCTTCCATATGGTCATGAACAGGCTTACGAAGGCATCCGAAGGAACTTCATGGTCGGCTCTGGATTCAGGGAACATGAATTGGACAACAAGAAAAAGTTCTGGTCCAACGGCGCTGGCTACGAGGTAAGGACTGACGGCACTAGGTTCAGGCTGTTCAGCCCATTCGGTAATTCAGTTGGAATCTACCCAAGCGTCGAAAAGGCGTTCATCGGAGCCTCCAAGCATGCTGGTAAATCCGACCCACTAGACTTCTCCCCAAGCGTCGCTGGCGAGTCCCCAATCCCAGACAAGGAAGTAGACACGAACCCATCCTTTGCCGAAGTGTTCTCTGGCAGGACAAACCTGATGGTAGGAGATGACGGAAAGCGACATAGGCTTGGGATTCAGGAAAAGAACAACATCGACCTGATTGAGTTCATCAACAAGACCCTGAAGTTGTCTCCGACTGGCAACGAGTATGGAACCGAAGCATATACCTTTGACTACCCTACTATCACCATCGACAAGTTGGTTGGCGACAATCCAGACGGCAGGAGGTTCCTAGACGTACATCCTTACTTCAAGGAACTTAAGGTCTACAGCCATGAAAGCGTCGCAGGAGACGTGTACCAAAGTCTTCCTTTCGGAAGGAACCATGAACTGTTCTTGGGCGTAAGCAAGAGGCTCGTTCGCTCCAAGAAGTTCGTGAAGAACATCATTACGCTTCTTCAGCCAGAGTTCCAGAAAATCCTCTCGCACAAGAAGGGAGACCTACCAGCCCACCTGCTTCAGGTAAGGTCGAACACCCCAAGCGGGCTGGCTTACTTTGCCGCAATTAGGGGTGTCGCAAACATCAACCACAGGTTCAAGGAGTGGAGAAAGAACGGAAATCAGAACGGAACGTTCAAGGAATGGCTCAAGGAAGAGCAGAAGGTTGCCGCTCAAGACATCTACAATTCCTACCACGACCCAAAGAAGGATTACTTTAATACGCTCGCAGGTGAGTTTGGCACAAAGGGAACTACGCTTAGGAAAGAAATAGACAACTGGGCTAGGACTTTGGTTAATTCGTTTGTTGGGCAAAATCCCAGTTCTTTCATCATTTCACAAGGCAAGGCTTCTATTTTTGTAGCGGATAGGGCGTTGCTCAAACTTCCAGAATCCATCGTAAAGGCATGCAATGCGGACGCTTCTGGCAAGAAATGGGATGCCGTAAAGACTTTCCTTCAGCGAGCAAGCGGGTTCTTCCATGGAATCAGCAAGGTCGGAGACAGGGTAGACCAACAAGGTAATTTCAGGATTGCGAAAACAACCATCTTCGACCCAGCGCAACAAAGAAGGGACAAGGCATGGAATTCCAGTAACAACGTTCTTGCCAGCAGACCAGAGATTCCAAACTTTGAAATCCAGAACGAAAACCTAGCAGATGGTCTTCAGGACTTCCTGTTCCTGTCGTTTGCTGGTCCTTTCAATGAGTCGCTTAATTCTGCGTTAATCGGAACTCATGGCGGGGTTTCTACCTCTTCGTTCGTCAAGATTGACAAGAAAACCATAGCAAAGCACCAAGGTAACAAACTTCAAGGAGGCTCTCAAACTACTGAAGGAGTTTCCTTGGACCAGCACGTCCTTACGAAGGCTGGATACAAGGCAGACCATGTGATGACCGACATCGGAACCGCGCTTCTGTTCTCTGGTTCCGCTCCATTCCTTGAACTGAACGACATCAGCCTTGGCTCCGAAAGGCATGGCGAATCCTACACTTCAATCATCAGGGATTCTGAGCACATCAGGATGCTTCAGGAGGTTGCATCGACGTTCCAATTCATCAGCAAGGACGACCTACAGCAACTGACTACTATTGGTGGCGTTGAGCGTTTTAAGGATGCTCTTTGGGACAGGGGTCTTGAAGACGCCAGAAGTAGGATGGCTTTCAACATGGCTGAGGGTGCCATGGAAATCATGAAAGGCATCGAAATCAGGAACCAGACTGCCGAAGGTCAGAGATTGCTTAAGTTTTACAAGGATGCCTACGACGTTGCGAACACTGGCAATCAATTAGACGAAAGCAGAATCTACGACCCAATAGCCGTTGCTGACGTTCTTGGACCTAACCTAATCAACGATGGTTACTCCAAGATTGTGCTTACGCTTACAGAAAATGGCGAGGAGTCCCTATTCAACTTGGGGAAGAACGTCTATTCTCCACAGACCCTAGCAAACACCAGCAAGGATAAGAATGCGTTCAAGATTGCTCAGGTCGTAGCCAAAATCAGGAAAGGCATGGACGCTTCTGGAATGAAGATTGACCGACCAGTTCCTGTAGTCACCAATGGTGCAAGCCTGATGGTCGGTGGTTTCAGGGCATCTACCGCCAAGGAAATGGAGATGGAAGGCGCTGGCATGCTTCGTTACTTCAGGGACAGCAGGGGCAACGTCTACAAGTCCTTCGAGTTCACCGACGCTTCTGCGTCCTTGAACATGCATGCGGCTGAAGGCTCTATCTCCAAGTTGCCGTTCATCAGGATTGCCGACGAGGACAAGAGGCAGAAATTCCTTAAGCGTTATCTACAGGCTAGGGAAACGTCAAAGAAGATTGGCAATGTAGACGCTGCAAAAGCCCTAATGATGTGGAAGTTTGGCACCAGTGTCGAAGGTCTGATTGCCAATAGCATTCCAGTCATGGACTTGGAGGAAATCCTACACCATGACCTGCTGTACAAGTTCTATCCTAAGGCACGTGACATCAAGGTCAGGTTTACCCAAGGCTATGGTGCTTCGTTCAACAGGGGCGACAAATCAATCACGCTAGGCATCGATAGGTTCATCGGTCATGAGATTGGTCTGGATTCGGAACTTACCGAAACCCAGAGGGCTCTAGACGCACAGAAGTTCGGCATCGATACAGACAGGGGCGCAACCGAAGTCCTATTGCATGAGGTTCAGCATGCCATCCAGATGGAGGAAGGCTGGATTGACAGTTCCTCAATCAGCAACCTGAACGCCTACAAGAGCGTGTTCAAGTATCTGATGGGCAAGATTTCTGGTGCAGACGGAATCACCTACGACAAGGAAGGCTCCAAGTTGGACAAGGAAGCAATCGAGATGATTACTGGTGACGCCAATTCCTTGGCTGACGTCTCGGCATACGACGCCATCGATTCCGTCAGGAAGATGTTCAATTCCCCTATGCACCATAGGGTGCGTAAGATGGCTGTTCCTGCCATGCACAGGGTAGCCTCGTCGCTTGCGATGATGTTGCACGATGAGTACGCCCAAGCCCCAGACGGATTCCCAGACAAGGAACTGGCAATCAAGCACTCCAACATCCTAATGGCTATTGCCAAGGAAGCACGTGAAGTCGGCGACATGCTGACTAGGGGCGAAATCGACGAGGCTACTGCCGCAGTCCGAATTGCTGGCTCTGCCGACTCCGTCTACTACAGGTTCCTAGAGGCTCGCACTGCGGCTGAGCAGGAACTTAACGGAACACCACTTGGAAGGACAATCATTCTGGACGAACCTTGGGATTCAATGTACCTGAACAAGGTCATCGGTACCATGACCGCCTACGAAAGGTCTGGAGACGAAGCATGGCTTTCCGACGAGACCTCTGGTTCCATCGTCCTGAAGACCATGGTGGATAACTTCGGCTGGATGCAGTACTTGGCTCAGCCCCATGAGGTTCAGGCTTCCCAGACTGGCAAGAGGCGCAAGTTGACCCAGAAGCAACTCAACGCTTCCGCAACCGAGACTGGCTACGTCAGGTCTGGCATCGAAGGCTTCGAAAGCGTCGTCACCCAAAGCAACGGCTTTGGTCCAAGCATCGCAGAACTAGGCAGGTTGCTGAACGACGGAGCGGATAGCCATGCCTTGGCTAGGGCTTACGGCACCTACGGCACTTCCAATCTGATGGTCGGCGGTCTTGGCAGGGGCGAGAGCGTAACGGAATACAAGAAGTCTTACACCCCAGAGGACGCCCTCAATTATCTTGGTAGGCTTTCGACTGTGTCCCACCACCTCACGATGATTAACAAGGACTATGCCTTGTTGAGGAGGATTGCCGTGACCAGTTCTGGCTTCGAGGTGGACAAGAACGGAAAGGTCAGGCTCATCTTCAGGACCGCTGAGATTCAGCCGTCCAATGAGGTGATGTCCAAACTTAAGGAAGAAGGCAGGATTGGCGACGTCATCAAGGAAAGGATTCCCGACCTTGAAGAGCGTAAGAACATAAACAACGAATTGGACAGTGAGCCCTCCGAAAGGAGCAAGGAAATCCTGAGGAGAGTTCCGTGGTTCTCGTCGATTAGCAACTCTGGCGACAGGGTTTCTGATTCTGGAATTCCTAAGGGCGCAATCATCGCCAACCTATTGGACGAAGGTAATCAGAACACGATGTCCTTCGAAAGCCTAGCAAAGTTGCTGGACGCCAAAATCACGATGGAGAAAATCATCGAGACCCCAATTGAGTCCATCAATTTGGTCATGCAGGATGACTTCCCAGCCGTCGTAAAACTAAAAGACCTCAAGAACCTGTTGCTCGAAAGGGGCATCAGTCAGGATGGTCTGGTGCTCGGCAACATCGATGCGATTACGGACAGGGTATCGAGCCAAGACGTAACGTACACCAAGCAGGAACTTGTCAACATTCTGGCAATCAACCACCAGATTATCACCGCAGAGTACGTCATGGGCAGTTCCTTCGGCAAGGATAGGCTCATGAATGCAATCAAGGATGCGAAACTGAATCCTCAGCAAATCGGATTCGGTCTCATCAAGACGTTTAATTCTAGCGATTTGACGTCCATCGTCAAACAGGTGTTCAATGGGGAAGGTGACCTTGGCTTCCAGTCTCAAGTGGAACTTGCCACCAAGAGGACCAAGTTCTTCTCGGCGGTTGGTTCTGGCATTTCGTTCAACATGGGCGCAAGACCCGATTGGATTGACGCCGATGCTTGGGCTTCGCTCAGCGAAAGGCTCAGGGAAAAGGGCATCGTCCCAAGTGCTGAAGCCAGCAGGTTCACAAGCCTGTCTACGGAATTAATGGACGGAATCCCTCAAAGCGTAATCAATGCGATGCATGAAAAGGCTAGCGAACTTAACGAAAGGTTCGCTAGGAAACTCTTCCTAATCAAGCCGTTCTACGAGCAGATGGCTAAGGCAATCGACGAAGGCAAGGTCAACGTCTCGCAGGACAAGGTGAACGAAATGAAGGTTTCCATGCTTAGCGACGTGCTTCTCAACGAAGTGGCGATGAAGCAGGAAGCGATGCTGTTGAGCAATGGTCAGAGCGACAGGATGCTACCTACTAACATCCCGAATCCGTCTTCTGACGTAGCGTCCAGAAACAAGAGGTTTGGTTACGAAACGTCTCCTAGACCCTTTGGTGCGCTTGCCCTTAACATCAATGCCCTTGGAACCATGGCTGCTTCAGACGTAAGCATGGTAGCAACAAGGTTCGTGCAAAATCCAGCGGTAGGCATGCACATTCCATCCGCTTGGGGCTATGACTCTGGTCAATACAACTGGCATTCAGACACTCCGCTTAACTTGAGCAGAGGTAGGGGTACTTTTAACTTAGCGAACACAATCTACGGATACGAAGAGCCATCCAACTCGCAGGTTGCCGCCTTCATGATGGAAAGCGTCGGTAGGCACTATGGTTCGATTAACCAGACTATCCTAGCGCTGAGCAAAATCGCAAATGAATACGTATCTGCGTTGTCGTACTTGGACCGAGATGACGCAAGCAGGGGAACGTATGATGAGTTAATTAAGAAGGTCAGGGACTTGTCTGACATCGCCATTCACGTTTCCATCAGGTACGATGCTCTCACGGAGATTGCACGTCTGGATAGGGGAACCGCTGGTCCGCACTCTAGGGTTCGTAGCGTCCAGAGCCTGATTGGTACCAATGCGTTCGTCGCCAAGGATGGCACCTACGTTGTTTCCAACCTTGAGCCTGTCAGGGTCAACGCATACCAGAGCCATGCTGGTCTGACCAACTTGCCATACATCTATTCTGGCAAGAAGACAGCCGTACAGAGCCCTACGTCCGTGAGGAAACTTGGGGACATGAGCACCGCATTCATGAGGAATGACTACGAGCGAGTCGTGCTCATGAACGGAGACATCGTCGACGAGAATGGAAACGTGGTCAGGACTGCACGTGAGTTCTACCAGAACATGCTGGATTCCTCTAGGGCTTCAATCGGTCATCTTAACATGCTGACTCCGTGGGGAATCGATGGTAGGTCGAGGTCTCAACCTTCCGCTAGGTTGCGTCCTTCTAGGAAGTTGATGCGTAGCGGTAACCACGCCATTCACTCGGCATTGTACCAACTTTGCGCAAGAAGGGGCATTTCAGCACAGGTTATCTCAAATGCCCTAGTTCAGGGTGGTGCGAACAGCAGGTTAATCGACATGCTGAAGAACCATTCGAACCATTACATCTCTGCCATGGAGAGGGAGTATGGGATGAGTGACTACGAATTCCACAGCATGGCTCAACTAGCCCCTGTGTTCGCTCCGTTCTTCGCCAAGGCTATGTCCGAAAAGCAGGTCATTTTCAGGGATGGCTTAGCCGATACCGCAGACATCTTCACTCCAACGCAAAGGGAGTGGTACAACGACATGTTCAAGAGCACCTACGCAGAACTTGTGGCAGACCCAGAGAAGGCTGCACAACTATACAGGGATGTGGGAAGTTTCGTCGATTCCTTGAGCAGTACTCAGGCGTCGTGCATCGCAAACAACGTAGCCAACGGAACCATCGGTACGCATGTAGACGCATCGGTCGGCATCCTCAGTGCCTTCAGCGTCCTTGACGGCATTCCAGACGCAGAGTTCGTCCACCTTGACGCACTCATCAACGGAAACTTCAAGGAGGAACTCAAGAAGGCTATCGGAACGTACGTTAGGGATGGCGGTTCTTTCTGGGAAAAGGGACTAAACGAGGACGTCAGCCCATCTGACAACTCGATGGAGGGCTATTCGCATTCCTACCTCAGGGAGTGCGCATTGGCATGCATGAACAGGGAGTTCTTCTTCTCGTATGTCATGGCTCTAAAGAACATGGACCACTTTGAGGGCGTAAAGCATGAGAACGTCACCACGCCAGAAGGAATCGCATCGTTGAGCAAGACGGACGGCGCTGGAGTGCTTCACTCCGACTCCATGCAGTTCGTGAACAGGGAAAGTTATTCTTACGTTTCAATCGACGAGACCCAAGCGGCTTCGTCTGGCATCGACAATACCTATGACCACAACAAAATTTCCGTCGATGGTGCTAACCTCCGTGAGAGGTTGCATGCCCTTGAGAACCAGAGGTTCGTCAGGCATTTCGACCAGAAGTCCAACAGGAAGCAGGAGAAGTTGGTCAGGAGCGGTATGGGCATGGGACAGACCTTCCTCCAACCTGTGGACGTCCTGTCGGATTCCAACTCTAGGTCCGCTTCAATCACACAGGAAGCGATTCAGAGCAACGTTTCCAACAGCAACATAATCTCCGCTGGCACCTCCTTGTCTAGGATGTTCGTAAGGAAGCGTATGACCGAATACCTTTCCTCACTAGCAAGCAGGGGCAATGGGAACGTAGCCATCGAGCCAGCAAGGTTCTCCATGTCTGGTCGTCGTGAGTTCAGCACACCTGTGGTATCTATGGGCGCTTCTGGTAGGCGTGGTGTGGAGTTCACCCATAACCTCCTTAACATCGGAGCAATGTCCATCGGCGTTGGAGCCTCTGATTATTCAAGTCTTGCCAATCCCGAAATGACCGAAATGACAGGTGCACATTTCTCTGGAAACCAAGAATACAGTGCAGAAGTCAAGAGGAAGGCTGCTCAAGGAAGTGGCGACCCCTACAGGCATGCTCCGTTTGGCTTCAAGCCACAGTATGGATTCGCCTTCAAGAAACTTGAGGATGGAAGCATCGTCGTCAACGTCAGCGGTGACATCCATTCCCCCAAGTACGCAACCCACCATCGCTCCGACAGGACTTTCTTCAAGGAAGGCAAGTTCAACCTAGGTTTCAGCATCAAGGAAGGCGTCGGATTCGACCCATACACGGATACAATCCTTCCACACAGCCCACACATCAACTCTGGTAGCATTCCTCAAGGCATCGACTTGTTCAATAACCTCACCCATAAGGTTGGCGGTCCTGCTTGGGCTAAGGAAATCGTCAAGGCTTCGAACCAGATTGCCAAGGGCGGGTATGCACAAACTAGGGACTTCAGGGCGTCCGCATTGGGCATGGAAGGTTTCGCACTAAGGTCTTATCAGGCGTACGAAGCCGTGTTTGCAGGAGAAGCGGACGCATCAAACAGGGACCACGTCTCTGGTGCGTATGGTCTTATCCACCACAACACTGGTGCTGACTACGTGACAGTCACGTTCAGACCCAATACCCCAATCGAGGCTATCAGGGCTAGCCTCCATCATCTGGTGGTAGGCAACGGCATGCATTCCATCCTGTCGAACTCGAACATCGTCCGAGTTAACCCAGAACTAGCAAGCATGTCCCATCTGGATTCCTCGTCCCAAAGGTACAGGATTGGCGAATCCCTAGAGTTCGCAGACAACCCTTCTCAGCCTGTCGTTCAAAAAGAGTCTGTCATGCCGTTCTCGTCTGTGGTTGCTAAACTCAGGAGGGGAGAAACATCCCAAGCGTCCTCGGCTCATTACCGCAAACTCAGCGCCCATGCACAGTTGGCGTCTGCCATGCATCCGCATCTGATGGATGACTTGGATAACCTATGCGGTATGATTGCGTCCAAGGACAGCGGTTACTTCCTGCCCCCCACGGAGCGCATCCTTGCGATGAACGGAGACAAGGCATCCGCAATCGAACTGATGTTCCCTAACCGACCAGAACTCCAGAACTACGCATGGGATGGAAGGTCGGATGCGAACGTGTCAATCGTCCCAAAGAAGGACTACACCGCTGGCGCTAGGGGCAAGGTGTCTGGCTATCTGGTCGGCTACAATACTGTCACTGGCATGGACGAGATTGGCAGACCTGTGGTTTCCAGAAAGGTCGTCATGGTCAAGACGATGCCAGAGGCTGAGGCTCTCAGGGCTAAGTTCTCCGTGTCCACCAGCAAGGCTGAGTTGGCTATGCTTCTGGATTCCATGAGCAACGAGACCCAGAAGGACATCAGGACAATCGAACAGCATGGCGAGAACAGCCCGATGGTTAAGGCTTTGATTACCGATTTCTCCTCTGTCAGAGCAAACGAATACGGCATTGTCGGTAGCGTCGCAAGGACTGGCTTCCGAGTAGGCGAGTTGGACAAGGTGTTCGAGAAGAAGGCTGACGCTCAGGCTGTAGCCAAGATGCTCGAAACCCCAGACGCGCTGTCCACGTCCCGCACCAACCTGATGGTTGGCGACAGGAACCCATCTGAACTCGAAAACCTCACTAGGGCTAAGTTGAACTTCGGCTCTGGTTACGGACCATTCGAGTTCTCGTCGAAGTTGATGAAGGTGGTCGCTTACGCCAAGAAGAAGACTGGCAGGGACCTGTTCCCGCACTCGATGACTGGTGCAGAATGGTTCAAGCACATCAAGGAGAACCAAGTCAGTAAGGATGAAATCAGGCAGAGCGGTCTGGCGGTGTTGCTACACCACATGTACGACCAGCAACTGTCTAGGCAGGAACTTGCCGAGTTCCTCTACACCCTGTATCCGCAGACGATGAGGATTAGCAGGAACACAAGGCTTGAGCACGAAATCAGGGCGGCTGTTGACCCGAATACCCATCAACATAATAGCACAAGCAGAATCCACTTCCCATTCATCTCCGACTTGGCGAAGAACGCACAGACGGCAACCGAAAGGTACTTCGGTAATCTGCATGCAATCGCACAGGCAATCGAGCAAGGCAAAGCCAGCGGAGACGAGACTGTGGTCGCACAGAGCAAGTTGGCTGAGGAAGCCGCAAGCGGTTCTCTCTCTAGGATTGCGGTCGAACATGGACTGGTGAACGAGATGCCAGACACTAGGGGTGGCACGTTCAAGGAGAACATCGAGGCTCTACAGGCTCATTACATGCTTCAGCGCACCGACATGTCCCCAGAGAACATGCAGACTGGTCCGAACATCACCATCCGACCTGCCTATCTGCATGCCATTCAGGAGGAAATCCTTGCAAAGAAGGTCGAGTCAATCGGCAAGACTGTAAACGAAATCCTAGGCAACGTAGCCACTGTAGACCCATGGGACTACTCTCTGGCTACCATCGGTCAGGAGATGACCAACCTTACCTACTCACAGTTAATCACCTACGGAAAGGAAAGCGGTCCTTACGGAAAGAGCGGTACGCTAGGTAACACCTTCCCTACAAACCCATCTGCCGCTTGGAACATGGGTCTGTTGTTCAAGCATGACAGAGACCACTCCGACTGGGCTTCCACCTACGGACCTTACACCAGTCAGGTCATGCAGGTAGAACAGCATACCACTAGGCAGAAGGCTGAGTACAAGAAGTACATCGACGAACTCACCGCCCTTACCCAAACCCCGCTCGACCCAGCGGAGAAGGAGCGCATCAACAAAATCATCGCTGGAGCAAGGGCTGTCATGGAAATCAGGGATAGGATTGTCAGGGCTGGCAACGTCTGGGACGCAGGTCACTACGGAAACAATCCCCATGGTACGTTGCAACTTGGTCACCTGCGTGTGACCGAAGGCATCTCGTTGAACGAAACCAATGGTCTCGCAATCCACGAAGACCATTTCACCGACGAAAGGTATCCTCTTGCTGGCACCAAGCCCTCTAGGGAACCGCTCATCGTCATCGAGGAAATCCAGTCCGACCCATTCCAGTACAAGAGGTTTGGTCTTCCGTCCGAACCAACTGAGACGCTACCAGAAGACTTCGCCCAAATCGAAGGTTTGCTTAAGAGCAACGAACTGGTGGCTCTTAAGGAGTCCTATGACAAACTGCTTGCCAATACCGAATCTTGCGCACACGCAATCGAACAAGGCACCCAAGAAATCAAGGGCAACAGGAAGGGCTTGAGCAGACAGGTTAACCGAGGTCTAATCAGGAGGACAATGGAGATGATTTCTCCGTTCGAGATGTATGCGTTCGTGAACGGATTCAAGGTCATGGAACTGCGCAACCAAAGCAGGTTCATCAAGGACACTGGTCGTAGGCTAAAAGTCCCAGAGTCCTACAGGTCTGTCATCAGCGAACCAGAGATTCCTGTGTATGAGTTCGACTTCGATGGTCAGGGAATGGCTGGAGTCTACGCCAAGAACGGAAACGCAACCGCCGAACTTAGGCAGATTGCCCAGAGCGTGAGCGATAGTTGGGTTATTGATAAGTTGGTGCGCTCCGTGCATTTCAAGATTGCACATGCACTCCATGAGTTGCACATGAGCACCAAGGAAAAGGTTGGCTCCTCGGAGGCTACCATTAGGTCTTTGTTGATGGACGTCATCGCAGACGATGAGGCGTTCGCAATGGCTTCTCCCCAGATACTCGAAAGTTGGAACATGAACTACGAGTATGGCACGTTCGACTTCGAGTCGCTTGCTCAAAGGGCTATTGCGGAGGTTGACAAGCGAATCGAGCAATACGCCTTGAGCGGTGGTCACAACCTTGAAGGAGCCGACAAGTTAATCCATCTTAGGATTATGCGAGCCGCATCCGACGAAATGAAGGCTATGCTCAAGACTCAAGGAAACTCCATGAAGTTGACCGCTCTTTTCCATGACGGAAACTCGCTAAGCACCAACAACTTCGATGCAAGGAGCGAAATCTTCAATCATTTCGCTTCCGACGAAAGGCTGTTCAATGCCTCTTGGGACCCTTACGACGGCAACGCCTCGTTCCTCGGAAACTTGGTCGGCTTCGGTAACTACGGACCTGACTTCAGGATTCCTGTTAGCGACAGGCATGACTGGTCTTATGGTCTGATGCCTAGGGGCAACTACGTCAGCGCACTAGGCAAGACCATCGCTAGCGTGGCGTTGCCTGTGGCTAACTACAACAGCGGTGCCACGTCTAGGGCCAAACTCGATGCCATCCAACTTCAAATCAAGGAGATGCAGAAGATTGTGCCGCTTTCTAGCGGTGAAAAACCTCACATCTCTACGTCCATGTTCTTCGGCGTCGAGGACATCTACAGGAACGTATCGTTGCATAGCACTGTGATGAAGGCTGCTGCTGTAGGTTACGACCAGATTGGCATGACCGACGCAAGGCACCACTTCACACGTGGCAACCATAGCGAATACATTGCGTCTGGTTTCGTAGGCAAGGATAGGTACATGCTGTTGTCTTCGCATAGCGGAGTCTTGCCAGCGCTGGCGTTGTTCGAGTCGCTTCCTCAGGACATCAAGGAAAGGGCTTATGGCAACTTCTACGAAAGGCTGAAGAACCTGACGAGCGAGGAGGTAAAGCAGATGAGCGGTGGATTCATCTTCGACCATGCTGGCTCCTCTGGTGACATCGACAAGCACGTGTTCGGCATGCTCATGGACGCACAGAGAATCCTGAACGAAGAGCACCCAGAGCACGGCAAGCACATCATCTTGGTCAACTCAAGTTTCTCGACTCCGTCCGATTTGAGGTTCAAGGCGATGATGGGTACCGCCTACATTGGCAAGTCCAACCTTCTCGGTCCTGACGGAAAGCCAATCAAGTACAAGACTCCAGATGGTCAGGCTGGCTCGAAGTTCTTCACAAATCAGTACGGCAAGTTGGTGGGTGGCGAAAAGAACCAGAACCAAAGGCTCATCGACCAATCTGCCATGAACATCGGTCAGATGGCTATGATTGTGGAGGCTGGCAACAAGTGGGGCTACGCAAGCAACTATGGCTTGCCGATGCATTACATGGAACTCCACTTCACTGGTCAGTCCAAGGAGGCTCTTGAGGCGCTCAGCACGGACTCGTTCGACCGACCAGTTATGGACATGAGGGATGGTGAGTTCATCTTCCTAGACCCGAAGACCGCAAAGGAAATCGGCAGGACTAGGGACAAGGAGCATGCCATCGAACTGTACTCCCAGTTGTCCAGATACAGGGGCAGGAATCCTTACATCAAGATGTTCGAGAAGGAGTACGGACCATTAGGCGGTTACATCAAGACGGCTTTCAACTGGGGCAGTCAGTCCAAGGATGGACTCATCTCCGACAACATCAGCGTCTTCTCTGGAACTCCTACGGAAGATGCTAGGAACGGACTGTCTCAGTTCCCCGATTTCAAGGACTACACCGCACAGACTAGGGAACGAGGAAAGAAGACGCTGTTAATCAGCAAGGACGCATCGCAAATCGAAGACGCACCTACTGGACCGCAGTACAAAGGTCTGTACACTGGCTACCAAAGCACCGCCTCCGCTCTTGCCTTGATGCTGATGAAGCGCGGTATCCCGATGAAGAGCGAACAGGCTAAGAAGTTAATCGCATCCATGGACGTAGCCAGCGTCACGCTGATGAGGTTCAAGCCTCGATTCCCGACCGAACAGCATAGGCAAGCATGGAGGAAGAAGGCTATCGACGGCATCGCCCACCTGATGGTCGGCGGTGACCCGCTTGAGAAGCCGAAGGCTAACCCGATGCTCCTAGAGACTCTGAAGAGGGTCGCAACGTTCACCAACAGGGCAAGCAATGCATACACCGATGACGAAACCCCCTAATGACGACCTGCTGAATGCGGCTAAGGACCTTAAGCAGGGTGGCTGGATTGTGTCCATACTTGGTATGGCTGGTGCATTGTGCCGTCTGTTGCTGACGGACGAGCACCTGCCTGTGGTCATCTGGATACGACGCATCATCGCTGGCGGTATCGTCGGTGTGCTCGGGTACTTCGTGGTGCATGGTCGCATCGAGCCGTTGCACGAAGCCCTGTTCTATTCCTTGTGCGGTACTTGCGCACCAGAACTCGTAGAAATCGCAAGAAGGAGACTCCTCAACCATGTCACGCAAGAAACCAAGCCAAAGCGCAAACGTATCTGAACTCATCATCGCAGTCCAAGCGACCATCCTGTTCTTGGTCGGCTTGGCTGGGTACATGGCTACATCGCCTGTCAACGACGGCTTCCATGCCTTGAGGGACAGGGACAGTGCAGTGGCAATCGTCACGGACAACGGCATCACCACGGACAAGGTGACAGTCGACCTACGGACTGTTGAGAAAATCATACAGAACTACGAACTGGTCTGCTACATGATTGCCTGTATCGGGCTGATTGTACTTGCTGGCGTCGTAGGTAGAAACTACATACGCATCTATGGAAAAACTAAAGGAAATCGCTAACTACCTATGGACGAACCACAAGTACAAGGTCCTCTTCGCAGGTTCCTTCTTCGCTGGTCTTGTGTTGGGCTCGTTGCTCTTCTAACTGGCTGTCCGTCCATTGACCTCCCAGAGGTCAAGGTCGTGGACAACGCCAAGAAGGACGAGTACGTGGAGAAACTGGAACGTGAAGCCGAAGAGGGCGCATCAGCCCTCACAGTCGCCAAGGAGCACATCGACGGCAAGGGCAAGGCTCTGGTCGTCCTTACGGCTGACAGGCTGGCTGGCATCCGCAAGGCTACCAAGGAAGGCTTGGAGCGGTACGCCAAGGCTATGCAGGACGACAAAGCCCTCAAAGCCGAGCAGGAGAGGGCAGAGAGGGTAGACGCCGAGACCACAGCCCTTTACGGCATGGTGGACGACCTAGATAGGCAGAACAGGGACTTGAAGACAGCCTTGGACGCCAAGCACAAGGAGATGGAGTGGGCAGACCTCAGGAGCAAGTTCCTGATGCTCTCTGGCGTCTTTGCGTTCGCTGGTGCTGGGTTGCTGGTCATCTCGACCTTCACAGGCGGTAAGGGCAAGGGCGGTGGCTTCATCCTCATCGGCTTATCGCTCTTCTTCGGTGGCGCCCCATTCGTCATCCGTGACGTCGTTGAGTCTGCTTGGTTCCCTTGGGCTTCCGCTGGCGTGGCTTTGGTCGCTTTGGCTTGGGGCTCTTGGGCGTACTGGATTTCCCACAAGGACATGAAGTGTCGCTTGACCCCAAATACGACGACGGCACAGTAGGAGTGTCTCATGTTGGGAGGTGCCCTAGCGGGTTAAATGGCTTTCCTTGGTTGGTGGGCCAGCCTCTCAAATGGGCACAAAAAAGGGAGCCACTTGGCTCCCTTGTCGTATCCGCATGTTGGATGCGTTACTTGACGTACCCTGCGATGACCTTCTCGATGGACTTGGCGAGTTTCTTGCCTTCGTCCACCTTGGTCTTCTGTGCGATGTAGGAGCGACCCACGTCAGAGGCTTTCGCCTTTGCGCTGAGGATGGCTTCCTGCACGGCTACCTCTTGGAAGATAGCGGCTCGCACGATGTCGGAACGAGTCACGCCGTTAGCCGTAGCGACGGCGTCAAGGCGAGCAAGCAGTTCCTTGTTCAGTGCGATGCACATGGGTGTGTATGGTTTACTCATGCTGGTTGGTGTTTGGTTTTCTTTAGCCCCACTAGGAATCGAACCTAGATTAAGCGTTTAGGAAACGCCTGTCCTATCCGTTGAACGATGAGGCTGGAGAATGTTAGAAGGGAACGTTGTCCTCTGGCTCGTCGCTGGACGTCTCGCCACGCTTGGCGTTGATGCGGTCAAGGGCGTCACGCAAGGCTACGTCGGCAGGGGAAATCTTGCCGTTGTAGGGCTTGGGCTGGAACTCCTTGATGTACCAATCGAGCGAGTTGGTGGGCAGTTCACCGAGCGTCTTGCCCTTGTTCTTGCCGAAGTGGATGACCACGTTGAGGTCGCCGTCGGCATGGATGACAGGAGCGGACTGAGGTGCGCTGACTACCTTGGTCGTGGGCTGGGCGAATACGCCAGTGTTGTGCGTGGTGCTGGGAGCGGAACGCACGACCCTGTCGGCTTCTGCATCGTCGTCCGTGGTAGCGATACCGCCTACGGACGCCAATGCGTAACGCCTCAAGTACGAGAACAGGCTACCTGCGTCTTGACCCTTGAAGCCTTCGGTGGCGACAGGGATGGTGACGTAGTTCTGGATGTAGCCTCCGTCCTTGTGGATGACCATGGTGTTCACGCCCACTTGGTTGCCGTCGCCATGAGGGAACTGCACGATGGCGAGCCCATGCTTGGCGAACACTCCTTTGGTAGCCTCGAGGTGCGCCCCGAGGGTGGCGTAGGTGTTCCTGTGGAACGGATTGGTGGCGTCGGCTTTTACGTCCTTCGTTTCGGCGATAGCCTTGACGAGTGCGGAAGCCAGTTCTGGTGTGATGTTATTTTGCATCGGTGTTGGTTATGTTGAGGGAAGGGTTTTCTTCGGAGAGGAACTGGAGGACGATGAGTCGGCAGAGGGACGCTCGGGTGAGCGACCAGTTGCTGGCGAGTTTGTCGAGGTCGCTGGCGTTTTCGTTAGTGACCTTAATCCAGACGAGTTTATGGGTTTTCGGCTTTGGTTCGTGGTTGTTTGGTTGCATAGAGAGAGTTGAGGACTTTGGTGATTTCGGCTTGGCTGATTTCGTCCTTACGCAGGTCGATGCGGTTGCATCCTGTGTAAATGGAAGACCAGAAAGGTCCGTACTCACGGAGTTTGTTGAGGATGGTACCGCCGAACTTGTATCCGTCTTTGTAGAGTTCACCGCACAGGTTGTACAGTGCCTCGTCGTTCTGGATGCAGTGGGCAAGATACCACGTTTCGTAGTTCTTGTAGCCGTTGTAGCCTTCGACAGGCTGGGCTTTGGTTGCCTTCATGTTGGAAAGGGATGCTCCCCCGAAGGGGAGCGCTTGACTTACAGACGCTCTTCGAGGGACTTGACCTTGCTGGTCAGCGACTCCAGACGCTCGATGATGGCGTTGTGGAGGTGGATGACCTTGGAGGCATCGCCCTGTCCGAGTTCAGAGTACTTCTTGTCGAGACCCTTGATGGTAGGGTTCTCGATTTCGGTCTTCTGGTTCTTGAGGGCTTCGAGGTTGGACTCGATGTCCTTAAGACGCTTGTTGATGTCGTTGATGTTGATTTCGCTCATGGTTGTTTTTTTGGTTGGTTTAGTCGTGCCGTGATTGGCAACGAAATGGAGGTAAAGTGCTATTGTTTGCTGGGTCAACAACTATTTTCAGTTTTTTACGCCAGCACGTTCGAACAGGTTATCGTCCTTCAGTCGGGCGACGAATGCGTTGCCTGTTTCCTTGTCGTGGAAGCGTTCCAGCAGTTGGTCGCCAGTCAGATTGGTGGTGATGATGGTGCTACGCTTGTTCTGGGTGCGCTGGTCGATGAGGGCAAACAGGACGGATGCCATGCGGTCGGTCATCTTCTCCTTGCCCAAATCGTCGAGGAACAGGAGAGGGATGTTAACCATCTTGGTCATCTCCTTGTCCCATGAGTGCGTACCCCATGCACCTACGAGGCGAACCTCTAGGTCGAACATGGTGAGGAACAGGAAGCGATTGGCGTAAGGGCTTTCGTCATACAGACGCTTAGCCAGATACCATGCGGTGCGGGTCTTGCCCTTGCGTGTGGTGCCGTGGATGACCAGCCCCTTGCCGTCTGGCTTCCATGTGGAGGCGATGGTGGGCAATGGCTCTGGCAGACGACGCAGGTCGGTGTCGGCGAACAGCGGTGGCACTGGCGTATCCAAAGGATGCGTACGCTTCCAGACCTCGTCGTTAATCTTGCGGACGGACTCGGACTCGGCTTCGACGCACTTCGGATTGAAGCACACCTCGGCTGGTGGGAGTTCCTTGAGACCAAGGAAGTTGACTGGCACGGAGTTGGTTTCCTCTCCGCAGTGTACGCATTTGCCTTTAGCCATTTTTGTAGCGCTTGAGTTCCTCACGTGCCAGATGCAGTTGCATCAGCAGGTTCTGGATGCGTGTCTCCTGTTCCATGACCTTGTCGGAGGACTTTTGTGCCGAGTCAGCCACGTTCAAGAACATACGCAAGAGTTCGTCGTATGGGATGATTTTATCCTGCTCTTGGTTATCGCTCATCGTCGAAATGGAATACCCAAAGGGCAAGTACGACAGTGAATGCTCCGAAGAAGAGCATGACCTCTTCTGGCTCGATGACGTCTAGGAACTTCATGTGCGCTTGATGCTCCACTCACGTGTCTTCCAACCGCCTAGGTGCTCGACGTGGGCACGGAGGACGATGTTCACGTATTGACCTACCTCGCCTGTTGAATGATGGGCAGAGATTGAATACTCATCATCCTCTTTGGTGATGTGACCGAAGGACGTGATAGCCATGGTCTGTCCATGGTCTTCGATGAAGTTGACAATCTTGTTGTCAGCCCAGACCTCGAAGCCGTGGTGGTTCAGAAGTTTGTCAATCATGGCTTGGAAGCCTTAAGGCGTTCAATCTCTTCCTTGAGGTTCTTGATTTCGACGTCTTGGTGGGCGATGAGTTCGTTGAGCGCCTTGCTCTTCTCGCCCAGCACTGTCATGGCACGATGGCATGCCTCAATCAGTTGCTGGTCGAAACGCTGGGCTGACTCAAGGGCGTCGATGCGTGAGTCACGCATGACGTTGCCTACCTTGGCACGTGCGAGTTGCACCTCTAGGCTTGGCTCTTGGTTGTCTTGGCTCATGCGGTCACAGGATGCTTGGCGAACCAGACAGGCGTGTTGGCGACAGTCTGGAAGCAACGGATTTTCTTGGACAGTTCCTCGATGGTCATGGAGCAGTCGATGCTGTCCCCATGCCCATTGTGCCCCAGCACGACGCCGTTGCCGAAATAGACGGCGACGTTGAACTTGCGCGGATTGAGCACCTCGAAGCCGTACTGGGTGCCGTTGATTAGCCCCTCGTCGTCGACGTAGATGTCGTCCTTGCCAGACAGGTGGACTACATCGAAGTACTTGTAGCCTCCGTGCTTGCTGATGTCGGTGTGGTCGTTGATTTCCACATACGACAGTTTGTTGTTCTTGGCATCGATGAGGATGCCCTTGGTTGGTTTTTTACTCATGGTTGGTTAGAAGCCTTTAGCGTGGTCTTCGCTTGTGTTGATGCGTGTCGCAGGTTTTGCAACACTTTTAATAAAGATGCCTTGGTATCCGTTGTACAGGCTATTGGTGACGGCGATGACGGAGTCTTGGACTCCAGCCTTCTTGAACTCATTGTTCCAACGAGTCACGTAGGCGTTGTCAACAGGCTTGTTCTTGGAACGACGCCAGTCGATGTACTCATCCCACATCTTGGACAGGTTCTTGTCGGAGCGGATAAACGAGTCGTCCAGAGGGACGTCCTTTTTAACCTTCTTCGTTTCTTTAACCTTGTTTCCTTCTGTATGAAGTTTTGTGCAGGGTGTCTCTGAAGGATTGTTCATGGTGGGCATGAACTTTCCATCAGTGTCGAAACTTTCAGTCACGCAGTCCCAGATGACGCCGTCGACCACCTTGATGTACCCGCACTTCTGCAAGGACGCTATGTTGGTGTAGACATGGCGCTCGCTGACGTCGATGTAGCGACCCAAGGTCTGCTTGGTGGCGAAGCACCCACGCTCGTTGGAGAGCACGTGGATGACCGACCAAAGGAACTTGGAGGTGGCGCTCAGACGCTCGTCGTTGAAGATGACGGCTGGTATCCAGACGCCCTTGAATGGCAGTTCCCCACTCATGCGTTGAGGATGGTTGGACCGACGTAGTCGTAGTCGGCTGGCTTGCCACGCTGTTCCCAGTCGAGGTGCTTGACCAGTGCGGTTAGGTACTGACCACGCCCACGTGCAATCATCTCGTCGCACACGTTGTACTGGCGGGTCATGACTGGCTCATCCTTCTCGGTGCAGTAGTACTCGAAGGACACAGGCTTGCCTGTGGCATGGGATACGATGTCCGAGTAGAAGGCTGACTGCATCGACCACAGGCTGTCACGTGCGGACTTGCTCACCTTGTAGTCGGACAGGCTGTCCAGCGACTTGAGGTCACGGATGATTACCTTGCCGTTCTGTGTAGTGAGAATGTCAAGACGACCCTTGAGTTGCACAGGGTAGTACTCCTCACGACCATCCCAGAAGTACAACACCTTGGCTTGGGCGAAGAACGCAATCTCGGTCTTGGTGTTCTCGTCGATGCATTCGTAGGCATCGTAGCAACCAGCCATCGAGTAAGGCTTGGTGGACTTGCTCATGCGACGTGCCAGCATGTAGTCGTCGTGCATGATGATGGTCTTGCCCACGCTCTCGGCTTCGAAGTTGGCGAAGGCTTCCTTGCCAGCGTTCGTGCGCCTGTCGACCTTGGGGCAGACGGCGAACTTGGATGCGAACTTGTCTGGCTCAAGGGTGATGCAGTGGAAGGCAGACCCGATGGTCAGAGCCTTGGTCTCCTCACGTGGAGCGACCTTGTCGGCTTGGGCGTGAGGTACGCCACGCATGTATACAGTTTTCAGATACGACTGGTTGAGCCCATCGTTGTTGCGATAGTCGATGTCGTTCACGTCCTCAATCAGTTCAGCCTTGAGGATGGTCATGGTCGGATTAGCCGACTTCAGTATGTCGTTGTATGGTATCATTGATGTTGGTGGTTAGATGTTTTGCGGAAGCGATGGTGGACTCCATCGCCTTGGACTCAAGTCCCTTATCGAGAGCCTGTGCGACGTGGCACAGGTGGCGATAGGCTTGCCATTGACGACGACGATTTATGTCGTCGGCACAGTCCTTGGCGATGGTTTCCTCGTCGATGCTGTTAGGACGCAGTGGCATTTACGACCTTGAACTCGTAGCGCTTGGCACGTTTGTAGACCTGCTTGCAAGCGAGTTCATTGAAGGTGGTCTCGATGCCCAACAACACGCTGGTGATGAGCGACAGAGCCTTGAGCGATGCGTTCACTTGGCAGATGCCCTTTTCCTTGATTTGTTCGGTTAGGTAGAACCCATTGACCTCTGAGCCGATGATGGCATCGTAATCCTTCTCGCCCTGCAATCCCTCCATGTTGAAGGTATAGTAGGCGGTGACGCCGTTGTGCAGTTTCAGTTGCTTGATGCAACGACGAGTGCCCCACTCAAACTCGATGGTAAGGAACAGTCCATTGTAGTCGTTCTGCTTAAGCCACTTGTCGGCTTCAGCCAACTCTGCGAGAGGGCTGTCTTCGAGCGTTACGTGGAAAATCTTGTCGTCCCAGTGGTCCCCGCAGTTGGCGAACTTTTCCACGTCGATGACATGGTCTTTGCGGGCGAAGTTCACGAACAGTTGGTTGGCAAGTTCGGCATGGTGACGCTTGATGCACTTGTAGTACTCATCGGTAATCTTCTCCTTGATGCTGTACTCGTCGTTCTGGGCGTCGATGTACGACTTGTATTGGGATGATGCTTCGACCGACTTCTTCAGTTTGGTCAAGGCACGCTTGCCCTTGGTGTCAGCCTGTTCGTGCAGTGAAGCGAACAGCACCGAGTCGTAGCCTACAGCCTTGCAGTGCGCTTGGTACGCTTCCTTGAAGGTGGTGTAGTTCTCGATGGTGGACTCGAAGATGCCCTTGAGGGTCTGCGAGAGGATAGTGCAGTCTACGCCATTGCCTTCGGCATTGGTTACGAACTGCAGGTCGACAGGCTGTTTGACCTGTTCGATGGTGTATGCTTTGATTTTACTCATGTTGTTGTGTGTGGTTGGTGTGGTTGTTATTTGGGTTGGAATGTTGTTAGGCAAGTTCCGCTTCGATGCGGGCGAGCATCTGCTCGTAAGCGTCCAGAGCCATCTTGCTTTGGTTGAACTTGAGACCACGCTTCTTGAGGCAATCACGGACTGCATCCGTACGTTCCTTGAGCAGTAAGATACGTTCCTTCCATTCGGGCGAGTTGTGACCCTGTGCGGAAAGAGAAGCCAAGGTGATGGCTTTGAACTTCTTTTGCTTGAGCGTATTGGAAGCCTCTGGAATCGTCACGAATGACGAAAACTGCGAGAGGTTAACGGACTTGTTGTGGTCAAACATTGTGTGGTTGGTGTGGTTGGAGATTATTCTTCGTTATAGTCGCTCACTTCTTGACGCAAGTCGCTTGCTAGGTATTTGCCGTTGGCGATGTCGGCTAAGATGTCAGCAACCTCTTCGATTGTTGCATCCGTGCCCAGCCACGCCAGAACGTCGTCTGCGGAAACTTGGTTGTTGGTGTGCTTTTTCTTAGCCATGTTAGTCGATTTTCTTTTCGAGTTCTTCGAGAGCCTTGGTGACGGCTACGATGGCGAATGCGGTCTTGCTGAAACGTACGCCGTTCTTCTTGCACTTTTCGCGTACGGCATTGAGCCTAGCGTCGAGTTCAAGCAACTGGTTGTATCGCTCCACAGAGTGGCTGGACATGGCAGTGATGGTAATCACGTTGATGCTCTTCCGCTTCTGCTTGCTCGATGCGATGGCGCCCATGTAGTCGAGTGCCAGCAGTTTGTTGGTTAGTTTGTCGTTAGACATGTTGGTTGGTTGGTTTGGTTTTTTTGGTTGGTTTGGTTGGTGTTAAGCCCCGCTGATTGGAGCAGGGAAATGGTCGAGATGACAGGAATCGAACCTGCGTGACCTAGCACCCCATGCTAGTGCCTGTCCTCTAGGCTACATCTCGTTAAATGGTCGGGACGACAGGGTTCGAACCTGCGTGGACTAGTTCCCAAAACTAGTGCCTGACCACTAGGCTACGTCCCGATGAAAGGGTACTGCCCGAAGGCAGTCGCACTTACTTGGCGAAGTGGCTACCGATGAGGATGTACACACCGATGAGGGTGAGGACATCAATCACGGACGCTACGACGAGCAGTGCTGTGGTTGTGTTGAGCATTGTTGTATGTTGTGTTGGGTTATGCCATTGCTGGCGAAAGTCAAGTCATAGGGCTGGGCGAACCACTTGCGTCGGGTATCCTTCACGTATACCCGAACCCTTAGACTCTTCTGGTGCTCATGTTGTTGGAAAGAACGAGTCAGTGCTTTTACGAGTTTGATGCAGTAGGACCTACCCCTACCTTTCGCTTTCAACCATCGGCGTTAGCCTTGGGTTGCACTGACATAACCCAACATGACGCTCAGGCGGTCAGGTGCAACTACAATTTGTTGATTGTACGTAAGTCGTTGATTACCAACGAAATAAAGATGGGTATTTAGCCCTATTACAGGCTGAACATGGGTCGATTTTCGCCCATGTAGGGCGCCCCACGCATGGTATTGGCATCTACCCACTCACTAGCCAAGTCGTGGTACTTATCCACGTCATTGTTGTATTCATTTTCCACACACGCCCATGTATGTGATTTGCACTTACTGCATGCGAAGTAATGGGCATACCAATACACCAGCAGCGACCTGCTGTAGTTCACGTGCCATGAACAATCCTTCATGTCCTGCACCACGTCCACGATGCAGTGGTCGAGCCATTCCCTTGGCTCAAGTATCGCAATGTTGACGTCATGCAACTCATCGTTAACTAGGTCGTCTATGTACTTCGTTTGCCAAGCCACAGGCGTGACCCGAACGTTCTTCTTGGGTTTGGTCGTCTTATGTTTTGCCATGACCCACACACAGGCGCAACCTGTGCGAGTGGGCAAGCAAATCAAGATGTACGATGACAGGCGAGCCATGACAGGTGGCTTGTCCCTCATCGAGTCGGGCAACGACGACCATGCCGTAGGCGACAGGCGTTCGCCCGATGGTCCAGCCCTTGGTCGCTTCCAGATACACCAATCCGCTTGGATGGACATAGACATCATCCGTAAGGCAAATGCCATGACGATACATCCGTATCACAGTGCATACGACGCCAACGTATCAGAGGATTATGCCTACACTTTGTTGATGGCTATTCGGGCTACGTTCATCAAGCACCACAGCCATAGCCCTAGCCCAATCATCCTCTATTCCTGCTACTCGCTTGGTCCGTCCATCATCCCTCGCATCAAGTCAATGCGTGGGCTTGAACTCAATCCCATCCCCAGCGACGAGTTCATGTGGTGCCCACAGTTCGACCGACCATACCTGTTTCTGACGTCAATCGGCATCCCCTATCGAACCGCCACTAGGAAGGTCGATACAGGCTCTCGCTACTCAGCCCTCATAGCCGCACACAAACTGCAGATGGAGACCACAGGCATACCCCTGCTCTACAAGTGACAACCAACCACAACAAGTTCGACCTAGACCTTCAGTACGGACAGGAAGGCGAGCGCTGGCTCGCTTGGCTAGGCACAGACCAAGCCAAGGTCGAAGTGAAGACCGAGCGAGACCAATGGGCTACCACAGGCAACGCCGTGTTCGAGTTCACATCACGTGGCAAGCCATCAGGCATCGCCGTCACACAAGCCGATTACTGGGTACACAACTTTCACCTCAATGGGCGCACCATGCTCACCTTCGTGTTCCCCATCCAAGACCTCAAGGACTTCCTCCGCACCTGCTACCGAACCAAGGGCTATGCTGGCTCACGCATTACCAATGGTGGCGATGACCATACCTCTGAACTGGTAATCGTGCCCATCTCAAGCCTCCATCTGATTGCCACATCATCCTTGCCCTGTAGTCGCCTGTTGAAGCCTACATCAACGTAAGGACAAGGGTTTACATCAACTCGCCATCATCTGGTCACTGAAGCCAAGGGTGATTGATTAACCCATCGTGCGACCCCCATGGTAATCCTAAACAAACTGACCCCATGTCAAGTGGTCAATCGATTGGATGAGTGGTTTGATGCACATTCAGTTCAAGACCATGCCCAAGTTGGGGTAGATTAGACATAATACATCTTGTGCGAAGTCATGTCCAAGCCCCGACATGAACTATTCTTCATGGTCAACATGGGGGGGAGGGGGGTCGATTGGCTGGAAGTTGAGATTTTGTGACGGGTCATCAGCCTTTTCCGTTATGGGCAAAAAAGTACCCTTCGGATTCTTAGCCCAATCGAGGTAGACTTGGGTTGGCTTGGGCTTCTCAGAGACTGTTTCGGCGTCGATGACGACTTCCTTAGCCTTTTTCAGGTCAAAACCCCTAGAAGTCAATAATTTGTTGATGCTATCGTGGGAAATGGAAAAGCGGTGTTCTACAACCGAAGTGGCTTGGTCTTGGAGGGTCTGAATCTTGTCGATGGCGATGCCCATGGCGATGGGTATCTGGGAGACGTGCAGGTCGTCTAGGTTGTCGCTCAACTTCTGGGAGGCACGTTGGACGAAGGACTTCAGGTTGCGGACAGTGGTAGCCTTGAACTCATCCTGTAGCCCAGTGGTCTCTGGCATGGACTTCTTTACCGCCATGACGTTGTTGGGGGAGGTCTTGTTGGCTTTGGCGATTTCGAGTATGGGGGTGCCTTCCCTGAGCATGGTCTCGATGGACTTGCGCTTGTCGGGGGACATCCTTGAGGCGTTGTGGTTGCTGGATGGGTTCGTGTCCAGACGTTCGTTATCCATTGACATAGGTAGTGTTGTGCCGAATCTCGGTTTAATGGAAGATAGGCCCAACTACCACCAACGCAAGTTCCTAGTGGAAATCGAGCCGATTCGCACGACCCACCAAGCAGACCTCCGAATCCTGAGGACAAGGGACGGAAGGCAGTTCATCGGCAAGACCGAGAAGTCAGCCATTAAGCAGTGGATGAGGGCTTTCCAGTTGGCGGTGAAGTCCAAGGCTCCTGACCAGCCTTTCGAGGGTCCGCTGGAACTGAGCATTTACTTCGGTTTCCCGCTAATCAAGTCAGACAAGGGCAAATCGGCTCCAATGACGACCAAGCCCGATTTCGACAATCTGGCTAAGGCGGTGTGCGATTCGCTCACTGCGACCCATTTCTGGAACGACGACTCACAGGTCGTTTTCGGCAAGGTGTTCAAATTCCGCACACAGGTGCCTTTTGTCGGAATCGAACTCAAACCCTGCAATTTCATCGATGACGCCTTTTGCCATGCAACCCGAGAACATCTCAAGAATGAAGGAGTATGAACTGATTGAGGCTTATGGGCTTCCCAAGGACGAACTTAGGGAGTTCAGGAAGACCCTGACGGAGGGCGCTGACTGGGAACGAGAGGTGGTCGGCTCCAAGCCAGCCAAGTTGTGTCCTGTCATTTTTACCGAACAAGGCGTTAGGAAGGCTTTGGAGCGGTTTGGCGTCGTTCAGGCTAAACCAGTTCAGCAAGAGTCCCAGATACTCGACGCCGTTGTGTTCAGGTGCGACTTCCCGAACTACAAGCGGATGGCGGTCAAGTTGGAGGACGGCAGGGTGGTCTTCGCCAACGTCGCCGACGCTCGGAACTTTTACTCTGGAGCCAAGGTCCAGATAACCCAGAAGGGTACCCAATTTTTCTGCTCGCAACGACCAGAATCACGTATCAGACTTTTCAACACACGCAAATCACGATGAGCACCAAGAAGCACGAAGCCAAGGAATCCAAGTCCTACGAACGCAAGGAGAAGTCCATGCGTTCCGAACCCGAGTACAAGCGCAAGGGCAACAAGCCCATGCGTGGCGGTAAGCGTTGCTAACCGCTCCGTCGCAAACAAAAACCCCCGACTAAGAAAAAAATGCCCATCGGGTTAATGGCTGTTTCGAAAGCCACGCTAGGAATGTCGAAGAAGACGTTCAAGGCTGGCAGTCGGGAGTTTGGTGCTGGCGTAAGCAAACTCTACAAGGCAGGAGATAAAATCAAGGCTGGCAAGGCTCCGATGTACAAGGACGACGTCAAGGGAGCATCAAGGTATTACCCGAAGAAGGACGTCGCCGCAGTCAGGGCTGAAGTCACTCGTCCAAAGAGTACTCCTAGCGTCCAAGAGACTGGTCGCATCAAGCATCCTCAGAACGCTTGGAAGCAACCGCAACTTTCGCCAGACTATCATCAACGTCTGCAAAATAGAATTACTAGTCAGAGCGCTGGTGCCCTTCCCCATCAGACTTCTTCTTGGACCAAGCAGAAGTCGTCCGCTGAAATCGGGAATTATTTGGCTTGGAAATACAAGGGTTTCCCCGAAGGCGGCTACTGATTCTCAAGTACAAAAATGAAACCATTCAAAATCAAAAAAATCGCTGGTGCCCTTCCGCATCAGACGTCCTCTTGGACCGCCAAGAAACTCGGCAAGAACGTGACTGTTCAGGGGGCGCAGGTTTTTCCTGAAATCAAGAACAAGGGCGAGTTCCAAGAACGCATGAGGTCAGCCCCTCGGGACCCAAACATGTCCGAGTACGAACGTTGGTACTCCACTCACACTCCTGAAGAAAAGAAAGCCCTAGAAGATACTTGGGCTAAGCCAGTCCGCTATGCGGCACCACACAAAAAGGGTCTTGCTAGTCGGGTGGAAGCCGACGTCGTCAGGCTCAAGAGGGCTGGATTCTAATTTTTTAGAAAATGAAACCCATTAAATTACCAAAAGCATCAAAGTCTGCAATCAAGCAGTTCACAAAGGAAATGAAGGGTTATGGGGTTAGTGAAAAGCCCACCCCAAAGAAGCCAAGTCCGCTTCGTTGGGGCGACGAAGGATACAAGAGCCCATCCGCTAGGATGAAGGACAAGTGGAGGACCGCTAAAGTTAACCAGTCCGTTCTCGACCAGTACAACAAGACAAAGGATGTTCGTGACCTAGTTCGTCCCACTGGATTAAACGGCACCGCTTACAGCGAAGCGGACATGGCTAAGAGGAACGCAATCGGAAGGCAGGAAGCACTTAAGACTGCTGGAAAAATCGCCCTAGGCGGTGCCGCAGGTTATGGTGCGGCTCAAGCAGGTTCCGCTTGGTCAGAACACAAGAAACAGCAACGAGGCTACTAATCTTTAAACCAATACCATGCCAAAACCACCATCGCCTCAAATGAAGAGAATTCAGGCTCAACTCCTGAAAGAAAGGGCAAAAGCAAAGTCTGCACTGGACGCTCTGAACAAGGCTAGGGCATCCTCTCGGGCCAATCAGCGTCAATCTCAGGCTCAGATTGACCAAGTAAAAGCCGAACGCACAGCCGCACGACGTGCGACTACCCAAGCCACCAAGCAAGGCGTGAAGAACGTCGAAGCGGAGCAGAAGGGTCGTGCGATGGACAGGGTAACTGCAGGTGTAATCGGCGGTGTCGGCGCAACTGCCGCAGCCGCTGGTGGTTCAGTGCTTTATCAGAAGTACAACGAGCAAAGGAAAGCCAACGAGAATCTTCAAAACGACCTACGCAAGGCTAATGAACCAAAGGCTCCTACGCCTTCCAGTTGGTGGGCTGACCGCAAGCGAGAAGGTAGGGGCTACTGATGGCTGATGGGGACAAGATGGTTCCCTCCGAGGGGAACCCAAAACTTGACCCCACCAAAAAGTCTGGTTCGGGACCAGAGCCTGTTGTGTTCGCCAGAGAAAAGGCGACCAGCAGGAGGCTGGAGTCTTTTGGTTGGGTGAAGAACCAGAGCGGTCTTCTCACCAGAAGGTCAGACCTGTACCAGAACGTAGAGTCCTATCAGGTTCTCAACAGGTTTTCGAAGAAACCAGACCAAGGAGTCATGTCCGTCGAATCCCTTCAGGACCGAGGGGACATGGATTATCTGGATTCGCTCAACGTTTCCAAAAAACGTGGTTCGTCCCAAGGGGACGAACAGGCAGGAGACGAGGAGGAAAGTGCTCCGTCCTATTCACCACCTAGCGCACCTAGGGTAAGTTCCAATTTCAGCATTCCGTCCCTGTCGAAGAGTTTCACTGGGATGTCGACGCTTAAGGAGATGATGGAGATGCCGATTGCGAATGTCCCTTCGATTGGTCCACATCCTAGGATTTGCGGTCCAGCAATCATCGGAACCATGAACTTCACTGGAGCCGCAATGCAGTCCAATGCCCCAGAAACCATGACAATCGGCAAGGGCATAAACATGGAGGCAACTCAGTGATGGGGTTCGACAAGGTACAAATCGGTGGAATCGAACTTACCAAGCATCCTGTCATTCATTTGCCAACTGAGGATGAGTTGGTAGGTATTGCCAACGAAATCGGTCCAGAAGCCGTTGCGGAAATCCTCAAGCGACGTGAGGAAAAGATTCAAGCGGAGACCCAAGACCCATACAGGCATGGATTTGAGCCAGATTGCTGGGCTGACGCCGACGAGATTCTGATGAATGGCACGGAACTGCTCATCATGGGCGGTAATCGCGCTGGAAAGACGGAATACGCCGCAAAGCGTGTTATGCAGTTGCTGTGCACTAGACCAGAAAGCCGAATTTGGTGCCTACACACGACTTCCCAGACTTCCATCCAGATGCAACAGGCGGTCATCTGGAAATACATGCCTCCTGAGTTCAAGAACGCCAAGAAGACGAAGGTCACGAACATCCAGTACTCTCAGAAGAACGGATTTACGGATGCGACGTTCGTTTTGCCGAATCGCTCCCAGTGCTTCTTCATGAACTATGGTCAGGAAAAGAAGGTCATCGAAGGTGGCGAACCTGACCTGATTTGGTGCGACGAGTTGGTTCCGTCAGACTGGGTGGAAACCCTCAGGTACCGCTTGGCTACCCGAAGCGGTAAGATGATTATCACCTTCACGCCAATCACTGGATTCACGCCAGTCGTCAAGGACTACATCGCTGGCTGTCGCATCAAAAAGACCCTACCTGCTACCCTTTTACCTGATACGCAGAACGTACCTAGCATCCCAAAGGGTCATATGCCGTACACGGCTAAGTGCTCAAAGGGTGCGGCTGGGGTAATCTGGTTCCATTCGGAACTGAACAAGTACTCTCCGTTCGAGCAAATCAAGTTAGCCCTGCGTGGTCGTGGTCCTTACGAGGTCAAGATTCGTGCCTATGGCTGGGCAGAGTCTCTTTCTGGCTCGCAGTTCCCTAGGTTCGGCGAACCAAACATCATCCCACAGGACCAAATCCCAGAGGAAGGCACAAATTACATGGCTGTCGACCCTGCGGGCGCAAGAAACTGGTTCATGCTATGGATGCGTGTGGACGAGTTTGGCAACAAGTTTGTGTATCGAGAATGGCCTGACATAAGTATGGGTGAGTGGGCTATGGCTGGCGAAAAGCACGACGGCAAACAGGGTCCAGCACAGCGTCAAGGCTCTGGGATGGGTCTCGATGAAATCAAGGCTCACATCCTAGACCTTGAGAACGGCGAGGAAATCGCCGATAGGTTCATCGACCCTAGGGCTGGCGGTACGAACGTCATCCAGAAGGAAGGCGGTAGTACGTTGATTCAATTGCTGGACGATGGCGAAATCCCAATGTACTTCACACCAGCCGCAGGTCTCAAGTTGGAGCAGGGCATCTCAATCATCAACGACTGGTTTTCGTATGACCCAAATCAGCCCATAAGTGCGGTCAATCAACCAAAACTTTTCATCTCGGAAGACTGCCATAACCTGATTTGGTGCCTAAGGGAGTGGACTGGCTTGGACGCCGAAAAGGGCGCAAGCAAGGACCCAATCGATACCCTTAGGTATCTGGCGGTCATGAACCCAGAATACGGCGGTACGGACTCGTACCGAGCCGTCGGAGGAGGCTCTTACTAACATGGAAATCCCCAAAGAAACCCCTCCGCTCCTGCGTCTGGCTGACGCCGTACGCATCTTCAACCTTTCCAAGTCCACGCTCGTCAGGATGAGGAACAAGTGCCTCGTAAAGACCTTCAAGACAGTCGGAGGTCAGCACATGTTCTACCGAGACGACCTAGTGGCATTCATCAAATCCAATTCCAATGAAATTCAACAGCCCCGCACCTAACGCCGACAAACTGGCATACCACAAGGAAAAGCCAGACATCCAACTCCTGACGGAAGAGTACGAGCGTTCTGCGTACTTCGGCACGATGGTGTCGAAGATGAACATCGCCGACGACATCAGGCTTGCCCGCTGGTCTGGTCAGACCGAAGACGGCAAGAAGCACTCTTGGGCACGTCCTGACGGCGACCCAGCATTCCCATTCGAGGGTGCGTCCGACGTTCGTGTCAGGCTCGTCGACAGGCTAATCAACGACCAGAAGGCTCTGTTGATGACGTCCTTCAAGGGCTGTACTCTAAAGGTCGGTGGCACCGAAATCAGCGACACCATGGCTGCTGCTTCTGCGACCAACCTGATGCGCTGGCTGGTAGAGACCAAGATGAAGCAGGAACTGCACAGGGAAGCCGAACTTGCGGCTGACTATGCCCTTACCTATGGATGGTCTGTCGTTCAGACTACTTGGGAACAGCAGATGTCCGTGCGAATCCAGTCGATGCAGATGACCGAACTTCAGCAGATGGCTATTGAAGAACAACAGCAGGGAGGTGAAGGGAACTTCTCGAAGTTGGTGGAAGCCATCATGGACCCTTCCAAGGAAGAGTATGCCGTATCCCTCGTAAGGGACTACTTAAAGGACATGAAGGTGAAGGACCTCAGGAAGTTCGTCAAACAGATGAGGGAAACTGGCGTAGGCGAGATGCCAGAACAGTACCTAAGCAAGAACCTTCCTGTGGTCGAGGCTCTCAAGCCATTCGACGAAATCTGTTTCCCACCTGAGACGACGGATTTGCAAAAAGCCCGAGTAATCTTCCGTAGGCAGTACATGACCGAAGTGGAATTAAGGTCTACCGCCAAGGTCGCTGGATGGAATCAGGAATGGGTTGAGGCTGTCGCCAACAACCTAGGAAACCACTACTACTTCAACGACCCCAACCTTGTTCCAACCACCACGATGCTCAACTCGAACATCCAGCGTGGCGACAACCTTTGCGAGGTCGTTTGGGCATACTACAGGCAGTTGGACAACGATGACATTCCTGCCATCTACTATACTGTCTTTTCTCCTAGGGTGGGGGAAGGTCTTTACGCAAAGCAGGACATTCTTAACTACGCTCATGGAGAGTATCCGTTCACAGAGTTCAGGCGTGAAAGGCATCGCAGGGCTGTAGCGGAGTCTAGGGGCATCCCAGAAATCAACAAGACCGAGCAGGACGAAGTTAAGGCTCAGCATGACGCCATCAGGGATAGGACTGCCTTTGAGGTCGTGCCTCCCATCAAGGTGGTCAAGCGTATCGGAGCCCTTAACCGCATCGCTCCAGCGCAAATCCTGCCTGTTTCGAACAAGGACGACTACACTTGGCTAGACCGCCCAAGCGGTGACGCAAACATGGCGTTCCAAGTAATCGCACAGGTTGAGCAGAACCTAGGAAACTACTATGGTTTTGCGGTAGGCGAAGCCATTGACCCGACCAAAATCCAGATGCTTAAGCAACTTCAGGTCGACCATTGGCTTTCGTTCTGGACCAAGGTCTTCGGTCAGATGTTCGCCCTTTGCCTTCAGTTCATGCCAGAAGAGCAGATTGTCCGAGTCACCAATACCCCGCTAAAGCAGGGCATGTCTGACATCCACAGCCAGTATGACTTCAACGTCAGGTTTGACGTCAGGGACACCGACCCTGAGTTTGTGCAGAAGAAACTCGAAGCCATCATCAAGACTGTCGTTCCGCTTGATTCTGGCGGTATCATCGACAGGAACAAGTTGGTCAAGTTGGTCATCGAGTCCATCAGCCCAGATGCGGCACGTGAACTGGTCATCGACCAAGCCACTGCGTCCCAGAAACTGTACAAGGACGTCGTCAGCGACATAGGCTTGATGATGCTTGGCAACGAGGCTTCGTACGTCGAAAACGACCCAGCCGCTTCCAGCAAGTTGCAGTTTGCTCAGGACGTCCTACAGAAGAACCCGAAGGCACAACAGGCTTTGCAAAGCGACCAAATCTTCCAAATCCTGTTCCAGAACTACATGAAGCAGTTGCAGTTCTCTGTAGACCAAGAAAAGAACGCCCAAATCGGAAGGATTGGCGTTTCTCCAGCCTCCGAAAAGATTCAGGAGGAATTCGGAAAGGTTCAGGAAGAGCAAGCGCAAGCGCAACCTCAGGAGCAGGGCTCACAACAGCCACAAATCCCTAATACCCTTCTATGAGCGAACAGAACAACGCCAAGGTAGACGCCATCAAAGCCTTCATGTTCAGGTCTCAGGAGTCCGCTGACCTGTATAAGGGCATGCTTGTCGTGTGCGACTTGGCTCTTCAAATCGAGATGAGCAAGGTCATGTCGGCAAATACGCTTGGTGAGGCACGAATCCACTCCGCTGGACGCATGGACGCAATCAATGACCTGCTTTTGGAGTTTCAGAAACTCCGTGAAGAGGCTCAAAAGCACATGTCTTAAACGGAAAGCGACTCAAACCGCTCAACAACGTGCTGTCGTCTTGATTCATCAAGACATAGGCATTCAACTACTCTCGCTTCTGGGAGCACAAAACCCTGACTATGGACAACAACCAACAGCCAAACGCTGAACTCGAACTTGGGGTCGAGCCTAATTCCTCCATGACCACGCAAGAAGCGAACTCCGACGCTTCCCAAGCATCAAATCTCGCTGATTTCTTCATGCGAGCCCTGTCTGACGGACAGACCAAGGCGGTGCCCGACAGCACCGAAACGAATGAGTCGGAAAACGCCTACAATGGTGAAGAAGAAGAGGTAGAAACTGGGGAATTGTATTCCTCGGATGAAACCGCTTCCGAAGAACCAGAGATGGCAAACGAAAGCGAAGCGGAAAATGAAGCAGAAACCCACGAAGAACACGTCCCAAGGGGCGTGGACAAGCGGATTTCCAAACTTACCGCCTTGCGTCGTGAAGCAGAGGAAAGGGCTAAGAAACTAGAGGAAGAACTTGAAAGTCTCAAGCGTTCACAGGCAGAGCCAAGGAGTCCAAACCCATACAAAAATCTGGATTCCGAGGATAAAATCACTGCCGAGTACGAGAAATTCAGGAAGGTCCGCTTGTTTTGCGAGCGCTATCCCGACGGCTACTACGAAGGTGACCCCCAGCACCACATGTCCAGAGAGGAAATCGCCAAGGCGAAGGTCGAATCTCTTAGGGCTCTTGAAGAATACCTGCCAGAACAAGCCCAGTACGTCACCGCAAAGCGTGAATACAAGGTTAAGGCTAAGCAGGAGTTCCCATGGCTCGACGACCCGACCGACAAGAGGGCGAACATCGCCAAGAAGTTTATCGAAGCGGTTCCTCAAATCAAGCAGTTCCCAGACTACGAGATTTATGCGGCACAGTTGGCATTGGGCATGTCCATGTACCAAAAGCAAAAGCAGAATGCTAGGCAGGGTATCCAGCCTACCGCACCTGTTCAGCCTAGGGCAATGTCTTCGGCACCACGTCCGACCCCACGTCGTGACCAAGTCGAAGCGCAACGTAGTTCCGAAAACTTCCGACGCACTGGCACCATCGACGCATTAGCCGACGTGTTTAAGTCAAAGTTCGTCTAACCCTAATCTATCACACACACATGGCTTCTCTATTCGAGTCCCAATTCCAGAACAAGCGTCCGCTTCCGCAGGGCGACATCGACACCCGCAGTGGCGTCAAGACTGGTCGCATCGGTATCCGTGAAGAACTCTCGGACCTCATCGCCAACGTCGACGCCAAGGACACGCCCATCACCTCGATGGCAAAGCGTGGTTCCAAGCCTGGGAATACTACGTTCCGCTGGCAGGTCGACCGCAACCCTGACCCATCCATCGAACTCGGCGTCCTTGACGGCGCTGACGTCGACCCAACGAATCCTTCGACCAATTCTGCGTTCAAGCAGTACACCATTGGTTACAGGGAAGAAGTGGAAAACAACATCCACATGTTCCGTAGGGCTGTCCACGTCTCTAACCTGACGCAGGACCTCCTGAACATCGCTGGCGTCAAGGATGAACTCAGCCGTCAGTTGGCTAAGGCTACCATCGACCTCAAGCGTTCGATGGAACTTACCTTCACGTCCGACGTTCTCCCTGCTCTCGACGATGGCGTTACTCCGTACCGCACCCGATGCCTCACGGCTTGGATTAAGAGCGACCTTCTCTCTGCTAGCACCAATACCCAGCAGAAGTATGGCTCCCAGCAACAGGAAATCCGTTCCATCGGTGCCAACTTCCGCACCCCTGCCTCGTCCATCATCGGTACTGGTCAGACTGTCGACCAACTCGGTGAAAACGACGTTCAGGACGTCATGACCTCGGTCTACGAGCAGACTGGTCAGTTCAAGAACCATGAAGCCGTCGTTGGTACTGCCCTAAAGCGTCAGTTTACCAACCTCGTCTACACGAAGACTGAACCTGCCCTCACCTCGAAGATTAACGTCAATCGTGACGGCAACTCGGACATCATCAAGGCGTCCGTCGACTACTTCGAAGGCGACTTCGGTAAGTTGGCTCTCGTTCCTTCCCAGTTCCTCCATGCTGGCGTGAACCCCTACACCATCGTTGATTGCGGTGCTGGTGCTACTGGTGCTTCTTACACCACCACTGGTCGCTATGCCGTCGTCGATGGCGTCTACAGTGCCGCAGACGTCGCCTCCAATGGCGCTGGTCTTAACGGCGCAAACAAGAACCTCGTCTGGCTGAAGGACGCTACCACCAACAAGTATGAGCGTGTCGCCTATAACACCGCCAATGCTGTTGCGGCTCGCTTCGCCACCGAAGCCGAAGCCAAGGTCTACGTCAACCTCCACGCCAACAACGCCAAGTGCAAGGGCTTCATCATCCCTTGGGACATGCTCGAAATCCGCTACGGCGGTAACATCGCTCAGGTCCGTGAACTCACCGAAAATGGTGGTGGTCCTCGTCGAATGATGGAAGCGATGGCGGCTCTGGTCGTCAACTCGCCCCTGACCTTCGGCATGTTCGACTACAGGGCGTCCACGGCTAACGGCGGTTTGCTGACCTAAAGCAAAAGGAGCATGGCTGGTATTCAATCCATCCATGAATCCATTCCGTCCGACCTTTTAGTCCCCATGCTAAAAGAGTTTCGGACGGGATGGGAACTCCGTAAAGTTCAAGCCCATACCCAACGCAAGATGATGGGGGAGTTAAACAGGCTCCACCATGGTCATGTCGAAGGGTTGGGTCAACTTTCCATGCGAATCCCTGCGGATTCGTATCATTACTGGGGACAAAGGCTTGGTTACGCCTGTTGGAAGGATAAGAAGTTCGTCGCAGAATTCATGCGGGACAATCCTGAATGCAAAGTTAACTCCAAAGCGGTCAACACGACTGTCCGTGTGAACGGAAACAGGAAACTGTACGATGCCTACGGCGTCGAAATCAAATGAAGACCACCTATTTCAGCGACATCCTGTACACGGCACTGCAACTCTGCGGTCTGGACAGGAACCTTACTACCCTCGACAGGTTCGCTACTGTCCGTGATTTCGCTTCTAGGCGTCTCCAGACCATCTGGGAAGCCCAAGACTGGTACGACCTCAAAAGGTACGTCAAATGCTCCAGCGAAATCGTCGACGAGAGGCGCAAGGTCACACTTCCAGCGGGAGTCGGTCAGATTCAAGCCGTCTGGAACAGGGACCCATTAGCCCATAACTGCATCGAAAAGGACTTCTCCATCTACAATGGGGACCTTTACCTAGCGAACGACATGGATACTGATGTCTGGGTCGAGTATCGTCTAGATGCTCCTAGGCTTTTCGGCAATCCGTGGTCGTCCACTGTGACTTACAGCACTGGTGCTCAGGTTTACTACGATGCTGGAGCCGCTGACACCATCCAGACTGCACTTGTCCCGAAGGAAGGCACTCCTTCCTTGGGGGATTTCTATGAATACACTGGCACGACTCCTACGACTGGCGTCACCCCTCCTCTCGGTACTTGGCAAAAGATTCAAATTCCTAAACTTTTTCACTCCTATGTCATCCACGGAGTCCATGCCGACTACCAGCGCTCGCAAGGTCAACAGGAACTTGCCCAAAGTGCGGAAGCCGACTGCAACCAAGCGCTCGACCAAGCGGTAGACCAAGCCCTCAGGCAACAAGGTCAAACCCGACGCATCAATTTCAGAACATACTAATCAAATGTCCCACGTCTATCTACCTAACCAAATCCCGAATGTCGACGTCACGACGTTTGCGAACGCTTCCAAGGCTCTTGTCCTTGACTCCGTCCGCAACCGAAGGCTGTTCGGCATCATGAACACTGGCACTACCGCCCTTGCGGTGTACCTTCAGCCCGATGGCAGTGGCAATCCCATCTACCTTAAGGCTGCTTCCACGCTCACCTCATACGACGGCGGTTCCCTTGAGTTCAATGGCTACAATGGTCAGGTCTGGACTACTGGCAACGGCTACGTGTACCACTACTCACAGTAATGCCTATCTATAGCGGTGGCGGTGGTGTAGGGGGCATCACTGTCGAAGAAGACCCTTCAGCCCTGAAGATGGCTCAGAACCTTGCGGACCTGCAAAACGCTGGTACCGCTAGGACTAACCTTGGTGTCTATTCAACAAGCGAGACAGACAGCAACATCTCGTACGTAGTAAATCAGGCAATCGGAAACATCCCTCCGTACTCGTACACTGTTCCAACCTATAACGTCGTAGATTCGACTTGGACCCCAGACAGGGCTTCAATCAACAACGGAACCATCACCCTTGGAGGTGGCATGGGCAACTACATCAATCTTGATGGACAGTCTGGCTCTTGGCAGGTCGGTGATAGGTTCGCAGTTGCTAGCACTGGGTACCCAAATTCGACCATTAACGCCAATACGAACAACTGGATTAATGGAAGCAATACGTCCCACAGCATCAACAACGCCGCTGTTCATTGGTGCGTTTTGGTGAATTACGACTCTAACAACAGCAGTTACTACTGGGCTATCGGTTAACATGGCTTTCCGTAAGTTCGGCACGTTCAGGACTCCTCACGGCTGGCTTACGACGACAGGCGATGGGGAACTGCTCCAGCGTGGAACAAAAAGGGGGGAGTCAACTGGAGGCGGTGGCAGTGGGACAGCCTATGTAACTGCGTTCGGCGTTTCCGCTAGCATCGATGGGGACAACCTTTCCGTGGACGTTAATGCTGGGACAGTAAACAGCGTAGGTACTTCTGCTGTAAACCTTACCTTCCCAATCGGTGGCGGCTGGCACTACATTCTGATAAGGTGCAACGCATCTCCAGCGCCAGCAAATTTCCCTACCAGCGTAAGCATTGTCCACGATACTGTTATTCCTGTCGATTCTGACTCTGTTGGGTACATTGCTGCCGCACTTGTCACGACTAGCGGTAATTCCGTTACAGTGACCCAGATGGTTACTGGCGGTCTAAGGGCTGAAAGGCACAAATACTCGACGCCAAATACTGCGTCGTACTACTACTACAGGGTGTAATGGACGAAACAGACATTCCATTCGGAAGGGTTCCGTTCTTTTTCCAAACAATGCCTTTTGGTGCTTCTTCGTTTGGAGACTCCAACATACAGGTGGATTCGACCAAGATTCCTACGTTGAAGATGGACAACAAGCGTGGCGAAATAAGCCCTTATGGAGCGCCCACAATGGGCTCTGCTTCCATAACGCTTGTAAACATGCTTACTTTGGACACGCCAAACCTAAAGAAAGTAAGACCACTTCCGTACTATCAAATCATCGAGGGCGATGAACTGCACAGACCTTGGGATGGGGTCACAATCCTGTTCAGGATGATTGTGTCTGAGTTGACTAGGGTCGCCTACCAGATTGGAGAAGGAGAGTGGCAGTACAACGACAGCACCCAAAGCAAGGTCTACGACTATAGCAGGACGTTTGTTGCATCAGACTTCAAGTTAGACGCAGGTTTAAGTCCCCCTAACGTTTACAATGGAATTTTTCCATACGGACAGGAAATCGTAACCTTAGAAAGAACGGAGACAGCAAGTGGGTTTCCGCTACCAAACTACACCCAGATGACGGCGACACTTGGTCCATGGAATCTGGTCTCAATCACTCCTCCCAACTACGAGTTGGGCTAAAACCTTAAAACAAATGGCAAGAGAAATCAAATCAGACGGAGACCTTCGATTCGAGGGCTTCGCTTCGTTCCCAAACAGTGCCGCTTTTAATCCTGACGAAGGCATTCTAGAGTACGCTGAGAACGTGACCATCAACGAGGGGGTCATCACCCCTAGAAACGGATACCTGCTGGCGTACTCTGGAGTCAATCCAGCCACCTACGCTTGTGCGGCTCATGGTCCAAGCGGTGACAGCATCCTGCTTTGGGGCGCAAACGTCCGTTTCAACTGCGACTCAAGCGTTGCCACCAGCGTCAATCTGGCGTCAAAGCAAAAAGCCCGAGGTCAGGGCTACGCCGACGCAATCACCATGGAGACCTTGGACTCCGATTGGGTCGCTGGAGCCAACATCACTGAGCGTCTGGTTACGGCAAAGGACGACAGGTGCAGGTTTACGCTCTACACTGGAAACCTTCCTTACGAGCCAGACGACCTTAGGCTCATTCAGGGCACCTATGACCCTGTACAAGCCATCGTCCCAAGGATGAACTCGTTTCTTGCCTTCGGAAAACGTAGCATCTACATGGTAAAAGCAGGTCTTGGTCGTCAGGCAAACCCAGACAGGAAGCCAAATGAGCAGGTATTCCACACAGTTGCTAGGATGTCAGCGCAAGATGGGTTGTCCTGCAAGGACGGCTGGGCTGAAACCAATGGGAAACTGGTGTTTGTCGACCAAGACGGCATCAAGGTCATCGAGCAGGACAAGTACAATGACGGCTCGAAGCCTATTTCACTGCTGATTCAGGACATTTGGGACCAAATCGACCCTCTTAAGTACAGTGACATCACCGCTGTTTCACTAAAAGGGCGTATTTACATCACTTTGCCCCTTTTGGGCACCTACAACAAGACCTGCGTATTGGTGCTGAACACTGAAACCAAGGTCATGTTCGAGTCCCTGAACGTTTATGCCCATAGCATGGATACTTTGGTGGTCGCCCGCAAAAACGGCATCCCTAGGCTTTGGGGCGTAAACTACGCCACTGGCTCTATTTACCTGCTGGACTACGTCTATGCTGGTTCTGACGCAGGAACAGCCTTCCAGTCCAAGTTCAGGACTAGGAACTACCTGTTCAAGTCCCATTCGGACAAGAAGTACGATGAGACATACGTCTACTTCAATACCAATGGGAGCGCCTCGATTGACCTGAATTTCATCGCCGTCAACCCAGATGGTAAGTGGACATTGGATACATTTACCAATCAGAATCTAGGCACAGCGGTTAGACGTGCTTTGGCTAACAAAAAGTGCATGGGCGCAAAGTTGGAAGTTGTCGTTAAGTCAGGAAAGCCTAGCATTTACAGCGTAGGTGTAGACGCCTCGCTCGTAGGTCGTTCAATCTTCTCATCATTCTAATGCCTCTAGACCCCAATCCAGAACTCTACCCGCCATACAGCGGTCAGTCGTATGTTCAGATTCATGAGCAGAATCTGAAGGGTCTGACTATTGCTGGGTTAACCCACGTAGATACGACCCCAGCAAGCCCAACTTATGGGCAGACAGTTCCAACCATGGGTCATTATGGTCAGTACATTGGAGTAACCCAAAGTGCTAATCAAAAATACGTTCTTTATGGAAGGAACCCAAGGTTCGAAATCGCCCAAACAATCGATGCGTACAAGCAGAACACCGAGGAGTTCATTGCCTCAGATACCACGCTTACCGCCTATCTTGCGTCTAGAAACACGACAAGCGCTGGCACGATTTACACCTACCTTAAAAGCAAGGCTCCCAATCAAGACTCCAACCAGCAATACGTACTTGGATTGAGCGCATCAATGGGTGGAGGTCAGAACACAACCTATTTGGCTACTTCTTTGACTGTCGCACAGGACATGGAAATGGCTAAAGATTCAATGACCATCGCCAATGGTCTTCCTGTCATCACGCCGTTCGAGTCGGCTTTGATTTCACAGGCTCATGCCTCCGCTGTAGAAGCGAAGAATATGGGTGAAATCAGGGACCAGCAAATCAGGCAGACGCTTGTTTCCTCTGCACTTACGATTAATTCGCTCAACAACACTTGGGCTGATAGCGCAACTTGGGACGGAACTTCTATTGTTGTCGGAGCAATGGCTCAGCACGGAGCCGCATCTACCACCTAATTTATGGAACAACTACAACAGGCTAACGTCGGTCAAGGAGAGAACATTGCAAACTCCTTGCAAGCCGCTGAGTACGCTCCTCTTAAGTACCAGATGGACCTTGGTACAAAGTTGATGGAGCAAGGTTTCAGCAACGCATCCGAAACTAACAGGCACATGGCTTCGATTAACAGTGCTGAAGCGGCTACCAAAGAAAGGTACAGGCGTGAAGACCTTGACCAGCGACGTGCAGACAGGGACTTCCAAAGGGGTCAAATCGGCACCCTTACCGCAATCATCAACGAGTTCGACGATGCAATCGTCAATGCGAACATGAACGACCCTGCCGTCGCTAGGAAGATGCCAGCGGTCATGCGAAAGAGGGAGCAACTACAGAGGTTGCTGGAACTTGGTGGCAGAAACCCTCAGTACCTAGCCGCAATCTTGGGTAGGAACGCCACAACTGGTAGCCTTAGCCCTCAGGTTCAGGCTGCTCTTGTAGACAGACCATACAACCCCAAGGAAAAACCAGAACAAGGAGAAACCGCTAAGAAGCCAGAAGAAGCCAAGGAAAACGACTGGCACAACAATCCATCTTCTAACGTAATCAAATAACATGGCAAAACCAAGACCAAAGCCAAAGCCAAAGCCAAGAGGTAATGGCGGAAATCAAAGACCAAGGGGCGCAAATAATCCACCTCCAAGAGGTTCGAACAATCCACCTCCAAGGACTCCGAAGCCGAATACTCCACCACCAAGTGGACCGAAGCCGAATACTCCACCACCAAGTACTCCGAAACCAGCACCTGCTCCGAAGCCATCTGTTGGTCAACGCATTGCTTCTCATTTTGGAACGCATGCGAACAAGTACATCTATGGTGGACTTGGTCTTTATGCCGCTCCAAAGGCAATGTCCTCACTCAGGGACTATGTTGAAGCACAAAAAGCCGCATCTGCACCAACCCCAGCCGTTGATACTGGTGTTTTAACTCCAGCCCAACAAGCAGCCGCCGCCGCTCAAGCAAAAGCCGAAGCAGAAGCAAAAGCCGCAGAAGAGGCTAAGAATCCATATGGTCCTACTGGTAAATTGACTGGCGATGAAAAGAACTATCCGAACCAGACAATGCCTAATGGAACTATGGGCGCAAAGCAGTACGAAGACTATCTTAACAGGCAGTTGGCTAACCCACAGAGTTCCATCAACACTGGACTTGCCGACATGCAAGCGAGGGTTCAGCAAGCACGTCAAAACGCATACCAGCGACCAAACGAAACCACAGATGAATTTGTGGCTAGGAAGGCTTCTGGCTATGGTCTGTATAAGGACCAGATGATTCAGCCAGACCAGATGCCCATGCCTAATCTGAATGAATGGGATAGGGGTGGCGACGATACTGGTCTTTCTGATTCCGAGTTTTACTTAAAGAACGCCACGGCAAGGACTGGAGTGTTTAGCACTCAAATCTACAACGACCTTAGGAAGAAAGAAGAGTATTCCGCACTTCAGGCTAAGTCACTTGCACAAAGCAAGGAACTTGGTGCATACCCAGATAGGGCTACGGCAGAGCATGCTAAGCGTTTAGCGGAACTTAGGGCTAATCGTCCTTCTACTTCTTCTACTCCACCTAACGCACCAACTGGAACCGATGCGTTCATGTCACATGCTGATGCGTTTGACTATTTGTCTCTCGGTGACGGAGAATTTACTCCTTCGTGGGAAACTCCACCAGCACCATCTAGACCATGGGAAGGTCCTCCTTCTCCGCTAAGGAGAAACGCTCCGTCGCCAAGGGCAGATACCATGCCTTGGAGGGGTTTCGACATCCAACGCCCTTTTGATGCTGGCGCTAGGGGAGATACTGGTTCTTCTGGTATGGAAGGACCTGCCTCTAGCGCCACTCCAAGCCCTACTCCAGAAGAAGGAAATTTATCCGACATTCTAAGGAGGGGACAAATTTACAACCCAGACGACTACGACTGGGATGCACCATACAGGGATGAAATGACAACTCCATGGGACATCTATGACACTGGACATGCCGCATTTAACTGGGCGATGTCTGGAGACGAAATCAAGCGTGGTCTAAGTGCCGTTGGAGACCCAAACGTTGGAGTTAAGGGACTGCTTAGGGGTGAAGGAAATGTCTCTGGTGCGGCTGGTGCTAGGGGTGCAAAAGCGGCAAAGAACGCCAGTTTTGGTAAAATGACTGGAGCCAATAAAGCATTCCTATTAGGCGGTCTGCTTTCTGGGGCATCGGACATTTCGCAGGAATTAACTGGTTATGCATTTGACCCAATGGGTGGTGCCATGCAGGGCGCAATCAATACTGGAATTGGTGCCTATAAAAATGGAGCAGAAGGTGCATTAAACGCTTACGACGAAGCCATCGACCAAAACTTTGGATACCAAGAAGGCATGAAGGGAAGAAGGGCTGCAGCCTTGTCGAACCTCGCTGGAGGTGGAAGCAAGCCAAACGCATGGCATAGGGCTATGGGTGCGATTCAGGCTGGAGCAAACTCCCTTACCGCTGGTGGTTCAGATGTCGTCGCAGGAACCATCGGAGACATGTTCGACAAGGACTACTCCAGAAAGGCTGGAATCAACAGAGACCCATTCGGCGCTGGAAAAGCGGCATACAACGCAACTGGATGGGTACTCGACAAAGTTGACAGAATTTTCAACGACCCTAAAAATCTAAAGAAATACTAAAATCATGGCAAAACCTCCTAGAAAATTCCTTGGGAAAGTCGGTCAAGCACTTGGCTCTCCTGTAAAGACACTTGGACCGAAAATCGGCACGTCATTGGGCGAAACGTTCAAGGGTACTGTCGGTGGTGGATGGGGAAGAGACATCGGTGGACCTATGTTCGAGTCCGCATTCGGTAGCAAGACGGCTGGTCGAATCGGCGGTGCCTTGGGTCAGGCTGGAATGGGCATTAGTTCCCTGAACCTGCTTGGAAAATACCTCGCTCCCAAGGCTTACGAACTGATGGGCGGTGGCAAAAAGGCTGATGGCACAAAGGTCATCCCTCAAGAAGAGCAAAAAAAGAGGGACAAGATTTACAAGGACGTCATGGGTGGTCTCAGCGGAGACTATCAGCCAGAAGACCTAGACCACGCCCACATGAATTCAGACGAAGGCTGGAGAAAGGGCATTAGTGCGTTCTCAAAGGAAGAGTTCAACAAGATGGCTAAGTCGGCTATCGACTCGAATGACGTACTAGGTCTTTGGAATTCCGTTGCACGTAAGGCTAGGGCTCAAGGCAAGCCGATTAACAGTTCGAAACCCTTGTATATCCCAGGGGTCTTCGAAAAAGATGGCAAGCAATACGCATACGCAATCGACGCTTCTGGCGTCACCAAGAAGGAAAAGCCCACTCTTGTGAAGATTGAAATGGGCAAGGGAGTTGTCTTCGACGAATAACATGGAAGGCGATTACGAACAGGAAAGCCAAGACACGACTGACGTCTCTCAGTGGGCTGGTCTGGCTAATCAGGTCGCTGGTAGGCAGTACGCTACCATGGCACAGCAGAACGAAGCCATGGGATTCAGCCCTTGGGCTCACGTGGGCAACAACCCAGAGTCCAAGAAGTATGCCGAAACCATGACCGCCATGGGCAACGCCAGCGCTAGGGCAAAAGCCCCAGACCCTAGGTCTAGGGATGCTCAGTTCTATGCTGGCTTGGGAGACTTTGGTGCCGTCGAGACCATCATGAAGAGCAAAGGTGCCTCGCTGTTCCAGAACAACGAATCCTTTGATTTGGAGGAAATGGACGCAAGCGGGAATCCAGTCCAAAAGTCCTACTTCATCTCCCCTAAGGGCGAGTACAACATCAATGGGGTAAAGGTGCCTCTCGGTCTGTTGGCTAAAAGGGCTAACATCGGCGTAGTCCCATTCAAGAGCGGTGACATGGGGGCTACCAACTACAGGAACCTGATTTCAAAGGTCCAGAAGTTCCACAGGGACCTGAATAGGCTACAGCAGATTTACAGCAACAACACCTATCTTGGTACCCTTGACCCAAGCAATGCATCCGCTGAAGCAAGGGCGCTGGAATCCAACATAAAAGTTGACTATTTGGGCATCATGAAAGACACCAAAGGCATGGGAGGCAACGTATCCGACAACGACATGTTGCTTGCCGAGTACATGGTGCCACAGCGAGCATCCAATGCCTTTGCTAGGCTTGGTGGAAACGAGATGAACATCTTGAACATGGCTCGAAAGGCATCCATGGAGAAACTTTTTGAACTTGGTTCCGCCAATGGGTTGCAAATCGATGCTCCTAGGGGCGGTACTATGGCTAATTCCCTCCTTGAGAGGGGTACCCGAGATACTTCCGTACCTAGATGATTGACAGCAACATCCCCGAACAACCAGAAATCCCAGACGAAATCATCAACCAAGGCTTGAGCCAAATCGCTCAAGGCGGGTTGAGGATGGACTTTGGAGGGGCTCAGCCAGAGACCCAGCCAGCCGTCACGGAAGGCTATGAGCCTACGCCAGACGAGGTGTGGAACTACATGGCTGAAAATCCGACTAGGACGTTCGACGCTACCACGGCTGAAGGTCGTAGGCTCTATGAGATTTTCAAGGTAGCAAACAAGGAGAAGAACCACTTCACCTTCCAGATGGTGAAGGAGATGGCGAACTTGGTGGGGTCCGTTCCTAAGGACATCGTCGTAGGCGTAGCCACTAATCCCCTTAAAGCACCTATGTCTGGATTGGATGGCATGCTTAGGGATGTGAACGACATGTTCGGTCTTTTTGCAGAGTCAAACGACCCAGAATCTCCCCTTTTCAAGTTCAGGGCATACCTGACTGGAAACGGCACGATTGAGGACGAAATCAACCAGTTCAATGAGGCTAGGATGTTCGCAAACAAGTCCCAAGAATTGCAGGACGGAAAGCGCACCATGCTTGAGGACTTCGTTCCAGAGGAACACAAAGAGTTCATCAAGAGCCTCATCGACCCAAAGTTGGCTAATGCCTTATCCTACATTGGTCTTGAGACGCCTCACCTGTTGCTGAAGCCGTTCTCCGCTAGGAAGGCTTTGTCCGCTTCTGTACACACTTTCAAGAGCGTAGATGCACTTAAAGCGGCTCAAGCCGCAGATGTAGCCTCCGCTATGAGCGAGGTCATCAATCCAATCAAGGAACATTGGAACAACGTAGCCGAAAGGGGCAAGAGGTTTGCCGCTCAGGTCACTGGTCAGACAATCAGGGGAACGGCAGAAGTCGTAGGTACACCTTTCAAGGTTCTTGAGCAGAAGATTGCCAGTGGAGCCAGAAACATCTCCGAGACCACTGGTGCCAATCCAAACGTCATCAGGAACGCCGCAAATACGATGCTGGCAGACGCTGGAGAGACGATTGTCGGAGGCGGTGCGGCTTCCCTTTCCCCTATCCGTTCTACCCTGTTCTCACTGGGTGTTAAGCCATTGACTGAATACGCCAGCGCACTTGGTCAGGAAATCGTCGATAGGGCTCAGGGTGTCGTGGCAATCCGTCCAGAGCACATGGGCAGGTCCATGCTCGAAAGGCTTTCGCTGAAGAACGGCTCTAGGATTCCGCTCAGCGAAGAGGCTAGGATGGTGGCTAAGTTCACCAACGTGGTGATTGGATGGCCCGCATCGATGGCTATTCCTGTCTTGAAGCGGTCCGTAGGA